AACTATATTTATTCCACCGCCTATGGCTGCTGGCATATTCTAACCTCTTCGCCTATTTCAAAACGCAAATCACCCGCTTGAACCAAAAGGGGGTTGGTTTTTAAAATTACTAACGGTTCGTAACCGCTCATCAACGCCCATGAATTAAAAAGGTGTTGGGCTTTGCCGTAATTTCCGGCCTTAGCCATTCGTACCGCCGCACCCACGTGATAATCGTGGGTTTTATCGTCACCGTGATTGGTGGTCTCTTTGACAAGTTCGTGGAACTCTTGACCCGCTGATAGGTTTAAATCTGTTTTCACCCAGTTTTCATACCGTAAACTGTAATAAAAATATTCGTTAGTTTCGCCTTCTTCGGTGAAAAATTCTCTTGATAACTTCACGGACGCAAAATTATCTTTATACGCTCGGGTAGTGATTCGCTCGCAATCCGTGTTAATAAACATGTAGTCAAAGGCGTCTTTGACGGCATCCCGAACTTGCGGACCGCGCCCCTCCGGTAAAAATTGCGTGTGGCATTCGTAGACAGTGGGCAGTTGATTAACCACGATAAAACCGCCGAATTCATTCACGAGTAAATAATTATTCAGATTTTCCACTACTGGCTGGATCGTTAGGCCGTCCTTCCATCGCGCACCTTTAATCACCGAAGGGTGAGTAATGACACTCTCAATAAATTGGTAATCAAAAGATCGGACAAGCGGGCTGGCCGGAGTAATATCGGGTTTTGGTATCACGATAATTCCTTTATCCCTAGTCGAAGGTTCATGGTGGTTACGGTGCTTCCAACAATCGAAACGCTGTCTCCCGGCGCTAGAATAGCCCCTACAATGCCCTCTAACGGGTCGTTGTCTCCCGCTGCAATCGACAGAGCGCTGATGTATTCGTTAGTGGTCCCGACCGAACCACCGCTGGAAATTATGTTGACCGTGATGGTTTCCGCGCCCGCTGAGTAATTATTGCAAACACCCGAAACGATTTGCGCGCTATTGATTGTGGTCGAGGCGGTAAATAACACGGTATCTGTGGTGGGAACGGACTCTGAAACAGCCGCTACAAAGTTTATCGTCATCGTTAGGGCTCTAGCGCTTCTATTCTCTGGCGAAGCCTTGCAACCTGGGCCAGAAGAACAGCGGATTCAATCGGGAAATTCGCCAACTCGAAAGCCTCGGAAGCAAAGTTAGTGGTTTCTCCTCCCAGATCTTCGACGAGCTGTGCCCACAAATCCTCAAAATAGGCGGTTGGCCTGCCGTTTTCGTCAAAACATATTTGATCCATATCCAATAATTGGGTCACATTGAAACTCTTGGCTCAAAAAACGCCCCGTAATATTGAACCCTTACTTCGTCCGTAGTCTCCAGCTCCAAAATAAAATCTTTATTCCTGACTACACGTCCAAACCGACGAATGGGAACTCGTGTTCGATAATTACCTAATGTTCCTAACGGTATGTCGCTGTGATTAACGAGGGTATAGCCGCCGTCTTTGGAATAGCTCACCATTAATTGCGGGTCATCATCGGGATTTTTAGGCTGGCCCACTTCCATATCAATCTCAATTAAAGGAATCGTTATGTTTTTGGGATTAACGACTGAGGCCGATCGAATCCGGGTTCTTTGGATTTCATCTCCTTCCTTCTGTGCATTGGGATCTAGAACCCACATGGTCGGAACAAAAATATCGCCCACAATATTTTTATTATCAAAGATGACCGCTGAAGAGATTCGCCACGTCGGCTCTCCCTCCGATCCTCTTTCGTGGGACAACTGAGTCGTTATGTCATAACACCATGTATAGCCGTCAGTCGGGAAGGTGAGCACGTAGATTTTATGCACCGGACCGTCAATGAAAAATCCAACCGCATCGGTGATATTGGTGAAACCAGGAGACGTTAAAGTACCGTTCCCGTTTATCTTTAATTCGAGTTCCAGCGTTGAGATTTTTTGCATCTCCGTACCCGAAAAAAGCCTTACCGTTCCGTCATCGGCGAGATAAGCAAAAAATTCGCCTATCTCGGCTATCGAATCCGGCGCTGCAATTCCTCGCTCTTTGGTGGCCCCGCGCACCGCACGCAATGGAAAAGTGACATCATCAAAGGTTTGGAAATACTGGGAAGTTCGTTCGCCAATGACCCATAACGACGACTTTTTCGCGATAAGACTCACCACATCGTCAGGGGATTCTTCAGCCGATCCAAACGTCAACGGGTCATACGTGAATCCATCGGAGATCTCGGAGCCAAAAAATTCGTTAGTGCCGTCGCGAGCGAACCAAAACCGTTCGTTCAATATGGTGACGGAGGTGGAAGGGAAAAAATCCGTGTCCGTGATTTGAACTAGCGCGCCGCCAACGGTAAAAATATACCCCTCTCCTGTGCCGTTCAGTACGCAAATTTGATTGCCGCCCGGTGCGGAGTTTTGCGCTAGGGAAGCGCGACCTTCACCGCCGATAGCACCAATTATTGTTTGAATCCCGGCAGCGGTGAGAGTCAGTAAATTCAGTCCTCCCACAAAATACAATAAATCCGAATTGATAATAAAATTGGATCGAGGCGTATCCTCGGTTGTAGAAAATTCCGTTAATCCTTCTGTGCGCCTGACGGTCTGATACCCTTTGAAATCGGTCTCCGTCATTAAATTAAATAAAACCGATCGCGAGCGTTTAGAGTCGAAATCTTTGCTGCTTTCGGTTAACGGGAAATTAGGCATTAGCCGTACTCTTGCATGTCCATTTCGACGGGATAAACCGCTGAATCAAAGCTCAGCGCCATAGCGAGCGCATCCGCCGCCTCGACTCTTAATAGGTCCGATAGAGCCTGACTGGATCCGTATTTTGGGATTAACTTCACAGCGACGTTAGCAATAATCGCTTCGTGCCATTCCTCGGGAAAATCAAAGGTATCAGCGGCCGTCACGAATATTTGTAAGGATCTTTCGTAGGTGAAATTAATTACCGGCACGGCACTGGAGGGCGTATTCCATAAATACATGATGCCCGCGTCTCGCTGCCGTGAAAAATAGGCTTGAATGGGTGTCCCCTCGTTTTCCTTGTTAGGGAGATCGAAATAATCCTCACGCGATTCAAAGATAATGGGGATTTCGTAGTTATCCGTCTCACGTCGCCTAACGTTTAATATGCGCTTAACCGGGACAAACGTGTCCCTGTAGTTATATATGACCGCGCCAGAATTCACAGCCTGAGTTAACGCATCGCCAAAAGTAACCACATTAGCGCCGGGTAGACTAGCTATCAACGTCCATTGGATTGAGTTGTCTTCCAGGATTATTCCGAGATTATCGCCGATCACCATGTCATCGGTAGAGGTCACCGTAATTTGGCCGGTTGCGATTAGCGATGCGGCTGTAGTGGTCGTTTCAAAGAAGGTATTGGATAGCTGAGCCGTGGCAAAATCGTATTTGGCCTGACCTTTTTGGATAAACAACGTCCCTTCGGTGTAGGTCCAGAGGTGAATGCCTTGTTGTTCCCAGCTTTTTATCAACAGGTTTGCCGCCAGCCTCCCTCGTTCAAACATATCGCCGTCTAACGTCTCACCGTCAGCCCCAATTTGGAGGCGATCGAAAGCGTCAATCAGGATTTCATTTAAGGTGAGATCTAAAGCGTAAACGCCGCTGGTGGTCATATAATCTCGGGCGCTGTTACTGCGCCTTCCGCTTCGACTTGTTCACTGCGAGCGGTTTTGTAGACGACTTGTGGTTGAGCCGCCACCGGGAAGTCCTGGGGCTGGCGCGGTTCGATCAATACCGGAGCCGCATAAATGCCGTCCCATCGCCTCGCCACTTCGCTAACTTTGACTTTAAAACCGGAAATATCATCGATGGTGTTGGAATCCCACTCACTGAAGGTGTTGATTCGTATGTACCGCCCCATTAGTCGGCGTCCGGTTGAATCAGCTTGAGAGTGGCATCGCCGCTGGTAAAGGCGGTTATGGTTAGCCGTGAAGCGACGACAGACGACAAGAGTTTTTGCGCCGTCGAGGCGGTGAGCCCGACAATCACGTCGTCATCAAAAATCTGCGCGGCCGTGGGCGTCACGCCTCGGTTCACCGCTTCGAGCGTGTGTTCGACGGTGTAGGTTAAGGCCGCTCCCGTGGAGAGTTCCGGTCGCATCGTCACGCCAAACGGGTTGCGTGTGTAGTCGTGCATCATCCAACCAGTCGAAGTGACTGAGCTGATCGTGTTAGAGGTTTGAGGGCGCATAAAGTGTTCTCCTATCGCTCGATAAATTGCATGGAGCAAGTCCAGTTGATGGTCGTGGCCGCCACGCCGGTTACGGTGGCTCTAATAGCATTGGAATTAACCGTTAGGTTAACGTCCCAATTCGAATCGCTGTATTCTTCCAGCATCGTCGCGACGTTTCCCTGTAGGGTGGCACTGCCGCCGCCGTCTCGATAGGCGACCGCCGATTTAATCACTCCGCACCGGTCAGAACCGTCAGCCGTGATGCCCACCACCGAAATTTGAACCATATAAACTTCTTCGTCGTCCAAATCAAATTGGTCAATTTGTGTCGCGGTGGCATCCGTGGTTTGCACGGTCGATCGGGGCCGTGTGTCCCACGTGGTGGTTCCCGACGCGGGATACCACGTACTTTCGTCAAAACACTCCATCGCATAGCTATCGTCGTTTAATATGAGGGTGCCATTGTCCACGCCTGTTAGAGCGTCACGCTCTGTCGGGGTCGATATAAAGGCCGCTATAAAAGCACCCTCTAGCATCTGATCGCGGATATTTTTGTAGGCATCCACCAACACTAAGGTCGTTGCCTCGGCCACCGTGGCCGAGCCACCGTCCTGAAACTCCACTTGGGTCATCGAGCCCACCGTCGTTTCAACAAAGCTGTAGCCGGAATAGCGGTGCAGCAAATCGTTTACATAAATGTCTTTATTCATCGGCTCGCCTTATTGCGTCACGTTCACGGTGGCATAGCGTGCGGTAATGCCACTGGTGCCTGAATTGCGTGTTATTTGGGGTTTAATCAAATCGCCAGTGACAGCCGTTAAGGGTTGGGTTTTGGATACGCTGGTGGCCGTGCTCGCCACATCGGCTAACGCTTGAACATCGTCGTCCAGATCGGCAAAACCGCCGCCTGGATCTTTCACCCACTTAAAACGAAACTCCACCGCGCCGCCGCTACTGACGACGGAAAAGTCATAGCCTATAGTGCCGTCGAAAGGTTCAGTTCCGGTGTATTCCAAGGTGCCGTTTAACTCGTCTACCAATTTCCAGCGCTCGGCGTTGGAACATTCCACCATCGCGGTGCCAGCGGTGCCGAAGACCATATCGGTAAAGGTGTTATTAACAATCGCGCCGTTAGCCGTCGAGTTGTCATTGACGAACGCACAACCGATGTATTTGCTGTCAATTTCAATTTGCTGTAACTGCGCCAACACGCGGGGATCTTTTTGATTGAGTCCGCTGGTATCCCACGTTCCGGTTTGGGTCGCGGTAAACGTTCGGTTTATTCTGAAAGTATTGGTGGCCGCTTGGTAGGTAACCGCGCCACCGTCGTAATCCGTGCTCAAGTCACTATCAATAACCAGTGATTGGCCGTTGCCAAGGCCGTGCGTGGCCGAGGTGACCGACACACTGTTGCTTAGAAAGCTGCCGGTTTCGTCAGTGCCGAAATCAATTGAGGCAACTTCAAAAAAGCCCACGCCGGTGGTGGTGATAAAAAAGGTGCCGTTGTAGGCTGTATTCGTGACAAAAGTGGATATCACCACTTCCTGGTTAACGTGTAGTGTCGGCCCCACGGTGAAATTAAACCGCGCCACGCCGCTGGAGTCGGTAACGCTGGTGATGGCCGTCGCAGCGACGGACGCATCGGCCACGGCGGTAAATGTGCCCGTGCTGCCAGCGGTATCAAAATTGCCGCCACCGTTGATGATCGCCCCGCTAATTATCGTTACTTGGGTCGAGTCAAGGATAGACGGATCAATCTTGTACAGGCTGGTCGTGGTGCCCGAGAGATCCCCCGTGGTATTGGTGAACCGGTAAATCGCGTTTTCTTTTTCGCGATTTACTATCGAAATCATGTTTCCGCTACTGGGCGGCAAAGCTGTCGCCAGCGTGGCCACATCGGCAAACACATTGCTATCGAGAATTAACGGGGTGGCCCACAAAATATTATTCATATTTTGGACAAGCACGATACCGCCCTTAATCGTGCCGGTGGTATCCCAATTGATCCAACTCGAATCCTGATGAATAAACAGGTTGGCGTCACCCAAATCCATATTAAACAGCGTGCCCGTGCTACCACTGGTCATTTGCATACTGGGACGAATCACCAACGAACCCGATCCCGAGAATAAAGTCCCGGTGCCAATATAAGTCAGCGAAAACCCTTCGCCGGGCGCGCTAATGGTTAAAGGACCGACCGTCACATCAAAAACGTTTGTAGTGAGTATGTCGTCTTTAAATATTAAATTGGTGGGACTGGCCACGGTAATCACACCGCCCGATGCCAAGGCGTCTAAGTCGGCGCTGGTGAATATTTCTATACCCTCGTCAGATACCAACGAATCCACACGGCCATTGACCGTTGTCGTGACTAAATTAGTGGTCACCAAATCCAGATCGTATTCGTGGATAAGGTTATTTGTCTCTTCGAGCAAAAAGGCTTTAGTGCCATCACCCTTAAAGCTCATGCTAACCAGGTTATCAACACCCGACAGTAAAAACTCTTCGATATGCACGGCCGTTAATATGTCCCAAGGCACGGCCAAATCGTAGCGGTGGACCGAATCGTTAACGTTATCGCCAACCAGCATCACACTTCCGTCAGGACGAAACGCGACCGCTGCACCGTTGCCGACATCGGTGGAAACATCTAACGAAATGCTCGGATCGCTGGCGCTGTTCAAATCCCACGGGGTAGACATATCGAATTGACGGATCGTTTCAACAATATCGATGACATAAAACGCGGTGCCGTCGGGCTTAAACGTGATATCTTCAGGGCCAGATGAAGGACCGACGACATCAAAGGTGCCGCTACTGGTCGAACCGGTTAAGCTCCAGGGAGTGTCTAAATCAAATTGCTCTACAAGGCCCGTAGTAAAAGGCAACACGTACATGCGCGTGCCGTCGTATTTCCAGAATTGGCCGACGGGGAGTGCTGGAATGGTTGAATCAGAATTGCCTGAATAGGATATGGTTGATAAATCCCACGGCACGGTCAGATCGTACTCGAACATCTCATCGACTATATCGCCGGTAATGAACAGCTTTAAACCGTCCACGCGAGTAAACATACTCACGGGCGCTAAATCTTCATTGCCGACATCGAACGTTTGTATCTGACGCAGACCGAGCGGATGCCAGCCCACCCCGTCGGGTGTGGCTCCCGCTATTTGGGTCGATCCGTCGCGATAAGTGACCATACTGCTGGTGGTCAAATTATCCGTGCGTAAACTACTTAACCCTAAATCGTATTCGCGCACCGTGTCGTTGGTGCCATCAACAACATACAATTTGCCCTCGGCGCTATTGAGACAAAAGCCGCGTGACAGCGTAGAGCTGGTTGATAACGTGCTAATCAATACGGCGGTGGTAATATTCCACGGCGTGGACAGGCGAAACTCTGCCATCTCGTCTGGAGCATCAAAAGTGGCATACATTGAACGCCCGTCTTCATTAAAACCACCGCCGCGTAGACTAGTAAAGGAACCGGGTAGACTAAATGAGACTCCGCTATAACTGGCGTTGGTGGTGTCCCAAGGCGTTACTACATCGTATTTGAAAACATCGTTAGTGGCAAAACCGAACATGAAAAATGCTAGTCCATCTGGACGGAACCAAACGGCAACCGGTGTAATATCTTCGCTCGATAGATCAAAGGTATTAGTCAGCGTGCCCGTGGACACATCCCACGCGGTGCTTAGGTCGTATTCGTAGAGGTTGTCCCCGGTCTGGCCGACGAAATACAGCTTCGTGCCGTCGGGCTTAAAGAACAGCCCCTCGGGGAACGCGTCTTCGCTATTGACATTCAAAAATTGATTAAACACCGCCGTGGACACATCCCACGCGGTGGATAGGTGGTATTGGTTCACCCGGTCGGAGCTGTTGCCAATAATATAAAAGCGCAAGCCGTCGGGGCGAAAGTGAACATCGTTAGGCGCGGTTTCTTGTGCCGACACATCAAAGGCTTGAACAAACGTCGAGTTGGCAATTGGGTTAGTGATACCGTTCGCGGCTACTGCCACACTCTCGGTCGAGCCGTCCAAATAGGTCAGCGCATTATTGACCGTGGCATTCACGGCGGTCACATCGTCCGCCAGTAACGTCGTGGTGGACTCTCCGAGCGAATACTCGCCGACATCGCCGTTATTGATATCCGTTGAACCGCCGTAGATTCGAGACGCATTGCCAATCACGACAATTTCCCGTATCAGCGAGTTATCAAAGAACGCTGTATTTGTATCGATTAAAATAGCGGTGGATACATCCCAAGGGGTAGTAAGGGTATATTCGCGAAGATCGTCGTTGTTCCCTAATTTGACGTATAAAATCCGGCCATCACTGCTAATGGTCGAGCATTGCGTATTGCTAGTACTTCCAAAACTAAACGTATTGCCGGTATAGGTAAGGGTTTGGTCCTCCCAATTGCGCCGCGAGTATTGAAAGAGTCCGCCGTCGTCATCGTGTATATAGAAAAATCGACCGTCGCCGCTGCTCGAACACGACACCAAGGTGCCGGTGAGTTCGGTCGGTGACACGTCCGCGCCTTGGGTGGAATCATCAAAATCAAAGGGTGAGCCAAGCGTCCAAAACCGCACGATGCCGCCGCCTGACGGCGTAATGACATTCAAACCGTCGGGACTAATCCCCAAGGTTTGGACAGAAAAACCGGCGTTAAATGAGTTGTTGGCTTCTAACGTGCCCGAGGTAATATCAAAGGGCACCGTCATGTTATAGACGTTGATATTCGGATCGTTACCGGCCACGAAATACTTTAAGCCGTCGTAACTAACTTCCAGCGCCAACAACGGTGCGGGCAATGCCGTGTCTTCCACCACCGCAATAAATTTACCGGTGGCTATATGCCCGCTTTCGGCGGTGCGCACCGCATTATCTTGTATATTCTCAATGACCGTGGGGCTTTGCTCATAGACTAAAATGTCAAAGGCTTCGCCCATGGCATACTGTTCAATGGTGTCGGTAACGGCACTTGCAAAGAACAGCTTTGAGTTATCGAAGGCATAACAGGTATTCTGAATGTTTCCGGCACCCAAAATAACTACCGTGTCAATCAAGACCGCCGTCGTAATGTCCCAGGGAACCGTCATCTCAAAAAGATTAATCGTTGTGCTGTTGCCGCACATGATGAACCGGCGACCATCGTCAGAGATGATCAGGTCCGTTGAGTTTGGCGTAATACCGGTGGCAAAACTTTCGCCGGTATCAGTAAGCGTTGAAAGATCATACGGGATGGTCATGGACCAGCGTAAAACGGTGCCATTTTCCTGTGAGAAATATAAGGATAATCCATCGGGTTTAATCACAAACCCGTTTGTGCTGCTCGCTGTCGTGTTCCGCGTTGCGGCACCACCGGCTGTTGAGAAATCAAACGGCGTACTTAAGGTGCGTTCCAGAAAATCGCCACTAAAGGTCATGAACCACACTTTGGTTCCGTCGGGTTTTAAGGCAATATCCGTCATGTTGGTGCTGATGTTGATACTGTTCCCTGAATAACTCAGGGTGGTGGTATCCCACGGCACCGTCATGTCGTACTCAAAACCGCTCTGACTGGTCACATCAGCAATGTACAATTTAAGGCCGTCCTGGCTAATCCACATGCCACGCACGCTGTCTATCTCCGCGCTAACGTCCTCGCTATTTTCAAAATAAAGATTTTTTAAATTGAATGCTGTGCCGCCCGGTATCGGGGCTTGGTTTTGTGTGGACTCGTTGCCAAAGGCTATCGCGCTATTTTCTTCAATCGTTAAGTTGCCGGTGTTCACGCCGTCAAACACGGATAACGCATCCGATCCCAAACCCAGCGTATAATCGCGCATGGTTCCGCTGGCGATTTGCAGGGTAAATAGTTTTGAGGTGTTAGACGCCGCCGCAATTTCTACAAAGCCCGCGCCGCTATCCAAAAAGCTATCAATCAATCGGGCGCTGGTAATATCGCCGGGGACATCTAACGCATAATGAAAAATAGTGTCGGTGTTAGGATCACAGGTAACGAAGCCGCGCCGGTCATTAAAAATATCCAAACCAGCGGCATTGCCTATACCGGCATCTGTGAAGCTGTTTCCGGTGTCAACCAGCGTGTCCAGGTTGTTCGGTACGGTCATTTCCCATTGCAGAATGACACCGCCGTTCATCATGAAAAACACGTCGATACCGTTATCAAGCACCCGCACCGACGATAACGCCGAAAGGCCCGAAGGCGTCGCGGTAAAGAAGGATCCGGCCGTGGATAAATCAAACGCGGTGCTTAAATCCGCGATGGTAAACTGGCCTACGAGGTTCATAAAATAGGCTTGGGTGCCATCGGACGACAGGGCGAAACTTTCAAACGCCGCCCCACGCACCAAACTGTTACCGCTATAGGTCATGGTCGAGGTGTCGAACGGCACCGTCAGCGTGTATTCAAAGGCGGTTAAGGTGGTGTCGTCGGCAAGGTAGAGCTTTAAGCCGTTCCGGCTTATCCAGATCCCGTTGCTATCGCTTATCTGGCCACTGGCATCGAAGGTCGTCAGCAGATTAATCGTGTTAAGGCGCGGCGGTTGTCCGGGTGCGGACGCTTGGATTTGGGTCGAACCATCGAGAAAATTAACCGGCGTCGTAATATCAACGTCACCCGACGGGTTAATCGTCAAAGTTTGCGGCGCAGACAGCCCTCCTTCGAGAGCAATGCCCAAGTTAAAATCATAAACCAGCGCTGTGCTGGCACTGACAAAAAACAATTTTTCGTTATAATGATTGGCGCATAGGCCGCGCATGGCTTCAATATTTTCAATGCGCACGTCTTCAAACTGCGCGGTGGTGATATCCCACGGTGTCGTCAGGAAATATTCGAGTATGGATTCTTCGGTATCGCCTAACACATACATAATAGCGCCGTCTAGCCTGAAGCAGACGCCGCCGGGATCGAGTGTACCGATCGTTCCGCTGGTGTCGAAACTGTCACCGCTAAAACTGGCTGTGGCAACATCCCACGCCGTTGTCATGTTGTAGCGACGAATAAAACCGTTAATAAAATCGGCAATATAAAAAGAAAAACCCAGAGGATTAAACACCACCGCAATAGGTAATGTGGTTTGCGCGGCGAGAGAAAAATTAGTGTCAAAAACGGCGGTCGAAATATCCCACGCGGTGCCAAGATCGTATTGATTAATGTCCATACCGGCCGAACCGGTGATATACATTCGCAAACCGTCTTCTTTAAAAAACAGCCCACGGATATTGGACTCTTGCGACGAAACATCAAAAGACTGATTGAACACCGCCGTTGAAATATCCCACCCTGTCGACAAATCGTATTCCAGCACGGTATCGGTAATCGCGGCGCTCACGTACATTTTTATGCCGTCTTCCCGGAAGAAAACGGCGTGCGGTTGCGTGTCCTGTGCGGTTACATCAAAGGTTTGATTTAAAATAGCGGAGACGGTGCGCCCTTCAAACAAATTAGGAGACGCGGCTTTTATTTGGGTTGAGCCGTCGGAAAACTCAATCGGAGACTGGAGGCTTACGCCGCCTTGGATCGATATAACATCATTAAAAGCCGCATCCCCATAAAAAACCGTTTCATTCAAGGCAGTATGAAAAATAGTGCCTTGAATGGTGCCGTTATTGGTCAGCGTGCCGGTAAAGTTTCGGATGTTACATTTTAGGGTGGCTCCCGCGTCGACGGTGATATCGCCGTTAATTTCGTTGGCATCGATGATGAGCGTGCCCGCGCCCGTGACCTGAATCGCGTCGGCCGCATCAATCGTCCCGGCCGATTCCACACTCAGCAGACCGTTCTGGACTAAAAAGGCGGTGGTGCCGGTCGAGCTGTTTTTTTCAATGCTCGACACACTGACGTTGGTCACGTCCGTTACATTGGCGGGGTTGTGATCGATGAACGTGGTGTCATTGCCGAGAAAATTTACCGTGTCCACGTTAATATCAACCGCCGTGGTATTGGTGGAGGTGATGCTAAACGCGGTAGAACCCGTGCCGTCACACAACACTTGGGGCGTATCAAAGAAAATATTCGAGACCGTGCCGCTCACACTCGCGCCGATGGAACTCGCGCCAATGGTGCCAAGCACGCCGACAAAGGAAGCGACAAACGTCTTCCCGGTTACATCCAAGACGGTGCTGGAGGCTTGAGAGTTGGCCGCCGAGGTTAATATCAACTCCGCACTGTTGGCCATGGTTATCGCGATCGCGGCCGTGGCGTTGATACTGGTATTGACGCCGTTGACTTGAACAAAGTCAGCCATGACAAAACTGTTAGTGAATGATCCCCCTTGCGAGGCAGACACAATGGCCAGGTCGGTGGCTGAAGGCACGGGTATTAATGCCGCCGCTGCGTTAATCGCTGCCTGAATGGTGAGTTTGGGGACTTCTAGAGTTTCACCACTCAATTGATCATCGCCAGAGGCGGCAAAGTAAAAGCCTCTTATTTGTCCGTCGATATTACTCTTAAATGCCATAGATAAACCTGCCGTTAGGCCGTGATTTCCCAGTCCAAAGTGATTGGCGTGAATTTATTCGCGGTGCCGTTCGTGAGGGTAACGCTGGTGGTGGCATTCACCGTATCACCGGCAAAGGGGAGTAGTACAACGTCTCCGCCGCCTAACTTGCTCTTTACGGAAACGCTTTTAACGGCGGTTGAAGCCTGAATTAAAGTCAGGTTGGCAGGTCCGGTGATGACAATGACATCATCATCGATCTCTTGAGAGTAATTCCCTGACACTTCAACAATGTCTTGCCCACCCGAGGGCGAGATCAAAACGCCCTGAACGCGTAACTCATCCAGGATGTTGAGGTCGGTGTACTGGGTAAACGATTTACCGTTTATAGTAGCCATAAGATAAGACTCCTCTTATCTTAAACGCCTTTAGCCCATACGCCGCGAACAGCGACTACTTGCCAAGATGCAGTGGCAAACAAGCTCGCTAGGGTGACATAATCGCCCTTCTTAGCCGTAGCTTTGGTGTTAACTAAAGTCACGCCATCGGTTGAATCACCGGCATAGGTGATGCCGTCAGCAACATTTGGGTCAATAGTTAATGCTACCGTGCCGTCAGAACCCATATTGACAAAAGTAACAGTGTTACCAGTGACGAGATTTGGAAGGGTGAAGGTTAAGCCGTCTGTAGCTATGGTAAAGGTTTTACCTGAATCAGCCGGGATGATTACACTGTAGTTAGCGGTTATTTCTGTGGCATTTGAATCGACAAAAAAGCTGCCCATGCCATTGGGGAAATTTGTTAGGGACATGATAACTCCAACTGCCTAACGGATTCGAACCGAAACTTAACCACCAGGGACAGAAAAAAGGGGGGCCGAAGCCCCCAATGTTATGTGTTACTGCCGAAGGCAGCGCGTGGGTCAGTCAATCCGTAAGACTTATAAAACATACCTTTATGCCGATAGTTGGAGGTTCCAAAATCGTTATCGGTGTCAAAGTAGTAGTCCATGCGATTAAATTCCTTAAAGCCGTCGTCCACATCCGTTTTAATAAACCAGTCAGTAGCACTGGTGAAACGGTGGTTGACGTGATAGCCGTCAGGAAAAATATTCGCTACGGGGTTGACCGCATTGTTCGCCGTGGCGGGCTCGAAACGAGACGCCAGGATACGATCAGCGGTGAAGCGCAATTGACGTGGAATATGCAGTGACATGCCGCGAGCATCAATTAAGAGCCCCGCACCGTCTCGATAGTCCTCGATTTCAATTAACGCATCTTCTACAGCGGTTTGACTTAACGCGGTAAAGACTGAGAAGATATTAGCGAATGTTCCGCCTTTACCTAACACGTGCGTTAAGCTAAACAACGGTTGACCGTCGCCAATTGGAAAGGCTCCGTCGTAGCCGTTGTTGATTACGTCAGCCGCGACTTGTTCGTCTGTGTGCATGAGCGATCGTTTTAACAAACGCCCTGAACTCAGCACTAGATCGCGGTACAGGTTATTCATTTGGGCTTCCATCGTAATGATGGTTCCCAGTGCATACACTGTGTTGACGTAAGTGGTGGCGAAGTCCTGTTTCTCTCCGTCGTAGGAGATAGAAGTGCCTTCGGGTTTGATTTTCGCCAGTCCCGTTCCGCTCAGTGAGACATCAAGCTCGTAAGCTTTCTCACTGGTTTGCGACGTGAAAATGGCGTCTTTTTCCATTGGTAAATCGTTATACTCAATGGTCGCTATGGCGTTGATGCCCTCTTGGAGTAACCGGGCCTCACTACCTTGCGTTACAATACTCGCTGGATTAGCCATGATTAAACTCCTGCTCCGTGATCATCTTGGTTTTCATTGATGTTCACTACCCACTTAGCGTTAATTCCCAGCTCGTTATCCGGGCCGCGATCCACACGACGCAACCGAAGTTGACCCGTCGCTTGTAGAATCGTGGAACTATCGATTTCCATCGCAGAGATACCGGTGATGGTGTCACCGGCCGCAACCACGATATCGACATTCAAACCCTGATCAGCCGCCACTAAAGCGCCGCCAACAGAGTCTTCCTGCATGGTGTAGAGAACGTCTGAGCCAAACAACACGTAACCTTTACGGGCCGTTGAAGCGAGACGATTGTTTAGGGTTAGTGAACCTTCATCCTCAAAAGTGGGGACAAGGGAAACGAGAACTCCGATAACGGAATCACCCGCCGCAGCTTGGGCCACAACCGGTGTAAAACCGTCAGTGCCCGTGGTTCCTGTCAACGTGACGAAATCGCCGATAAACGCAGCGACGGCATCAGCCGCTAGAAACTCTACTTCACGCATTTTGCCGTGATAATCAGAGCCATCAGAAGTGCCTATAGCCACGGCACCAAATGGACTGTCTACATTAGCCATAATTGGCCTCCAAATAATAATAAAAGTGTGCTCACACCCGCTTTTAGGTGTTACGCAAAAGATAAAACGTTAGAGATGCAATACAACTTTTAGTATTACAAAGAGCCGCTTTTGGCTCGGATTCCTGATAGAACCAGGAGGGGGAAGTGGTGTCAGCCGCTTTGGGCTGGAGGGAACTCATTAGGCGTCGATCGGATAGCGTTGTACCCTTGTGAGCCGTCGATATTGTACGGTGCATAGGTTTTTACACCGGCTTTGTTTACTTCGCGTGCTTCCATGGGTGCAACGCCCTCTTGCGCGTTAAGGCCCATGGCTTTTTGTATTTCCTTTTGCCGTTGTCTCTCCGGCTCCAGCTTAATGTCGTTGTATACCTCTTTATCGATCGCTAACAGGTATTGATACGAGGTATTACCGGACTTATCCGTGCCCGCGACTACCCGCATCCACTTAGACTGGTGCCGATCGCTTAAGCCTTCAAAATTGTGTTGTCGCCCGGCCGCTCGTTCTACCGGCTGCGCTCCTGCATCGAGCCAGCGATCCAAATCGCCGCCTTCATCAACAATCCACATCAATTGATTTTCAGCGCCGTATCGTTCCTGAAATATTTCAGCGTCCAATTGCTTTTTACGGTGCATCGGTGCTCGTATTTTCGTGTCGGTAGCGCCTGTAGACTTGCGCACTTTCTTTTTACTCATTGGGGCTCTCCCATTACTTTGGCAAACGCTTCAGCGGCCTTCGGATCTCGACTTTTAATTAATTCGAAGACCTCGGCAGCGGCGTTCTGATCTCTCGGGTTGCTGCGTTCAATCTTGTCCACGCCCGTGGGAGCCGCATTAGTGGGGGTACGGCGCGCTTTCGACGCTGGCCCTTTGCGCTCGTTCCTGGGGCTCTCAAACAAGTGCGAATTTAATCCTTTGATGTCCTTAAACGCCGCATTCAGGCAATCTTTAATGTCGTCTTCCTCAAACAGATGGCTACCGTCATCGAGAATGCGCAGTTTGTTGTCATACGCTTTTTCGAATTGTCGCCTCGCTTTAACATCGAATTCATCCGAGTCTTTATTGAGTACACCGTTATCGGTTAAGAACTCACTAACCACCGGGTTCAGCGGAGGAGCGGCTTTATGGGCCGGTTGTGAGTCGATCCTGTGTAACTTATCCTTGGCGGCTATCACGGCATCGATATCGTCGTTTTCCTTGGCGGCTTCAAATTCGGCCACGACTTTCGCCCGTTCGGTATGCCTCGCCTCCTGGACTTGTACATTAATCGCTTCCGCTGTCGTTTTTAGCGTGGACTTCATCTCGCGAATGTCAGCGCGCAAGGATTTATTTTCCTTGATACTCTTGAAGTTTTTCTCGTAGGCATTCTTGCCTTTGAAATCGTCGGGATCCTTGCCCGCTGCCACCCACGCCTCGTAATTCATGTAACCCGGTGGATCGTCCGTGGATTCCTCGGATTTTTCGGCCGGTTTTGGCTCCGAAACTTCCTCTCCTGCAGGAGCTTCGGCTTTTTTAGCCTCGGACGCCGGTTCTTTGTCGTATTGGCTGGCTAGATCATCGATTTTTTGGTCTAATTCACTCATGATTTATCCCCTAACGCGCCAAATATGTCTTCATCGTTAACGAGGTGATAGCGCGTACCGCTTCCGGGAGGAAATTCAAATTGATGGCCTTCGTAGCGCTTGAACAACACAATGTCACCGATTTCACACCACGGATCGCCAAAACGCTCGTGTTGATAAGCTTCCGGGCCGAGATGAATCACCAAACCAATGTCTGAACCTTTAGACTGTCGCGATTGCTCGTGGTCGGTTTTCATCTGGAATCCCGCTGCCGCGAGTTCAGGTGCTAGGTCCATCTGCGCGGCTTCCATTCCCTGAGTGGCATCAATCGGCCGGATCAGGATGTGATAGCCCGTCGCCTCGGGCTCCAGAGCGGAAAATCGAAGCCGAATTTCGTCTACTTCGTCTTGATTCATATCACGCCGCAACATGTCGGCATATTGCTTCTTTAATTCGTTTCCGATCCTCATGCCGCTTCCACCTTGATCATTTGGAATCGATCTAACAGAAACATATAGGCGGCGGCACTCTGCAAGCCTTGCTGATTGCCAATCGCTACGTGAATTTGAGAAAACGTTCTATCCGAACAGTCGGAATCCACGTAACTGGATAGGGCTAAGCCTTCGTCAATCTCCTCTTCATAAAGCTGGAGGCAGCGAAGGTATGCCTTGGTTACCGGGTGGTGCAGCCAAGTTTCTATTTCGTCTTGGATCACCGGGGTTGGGTCTCGCGGCGCTTGTGCCATTTCCGCCTCCTGGGGCGCTGTTAATAAATCGATCTTCAATTCTTTGCACGGTCTGTATGGCGTCTTGTCCTGCTGCTACGCCACTATCGACAATGTTCTTTAAGGCTTCGCTATAGAGTTTGGTTATCTCCGCTTCGGTCTTATCCGCTTCTATCCCGAGCTTAGAAATCTCTTTGGATGCATCGATAGCCGCTCGCATTTGGTCTAACTGCAACCGTTGTTCGCGAGTTTTCATTTCCCTATTACGGAATTCCGCTTCCATCTGCTGCTGTGCCAGTAGCATCTGTTGCATCGGATCCTGTTCAGGCGGTTTCGGTGCCAGTAATTCAATTTCCTCTTGCGGAAGCTGCATTACTTCTAACCAATCCAAATAGGCTTGGCGTAAATTTAATACTTGCGAGGGTTGTGTCTTGGCTTCTTGTAATATGGCGTCCGCTCTCGCCGCCCGCTCGATGTCCGACCCCTTCTGCGGGTCCGCTACCAAGCGAATATCACAATCGTCGGCGTTAAAATCCATGCGCATTGAGTACTCTTGACCCTCGTCAAGAACACGATTGTATTTTTCGTTAGAGTGATGTTTACCGTTAAGTTCAAAGATTTTATTGAATTCAAACTGAGCGGCCTTGTACACCCGCATAATGATAACGTTAGGCCGTTTTAAGCCTTGTTGCAGACGCGCCAGGTATAAACTGGAGGCTTCACCGGCATTAGATTCAATCTCGACCGAGGTATTCACAATCGTGCGAGCTGCACTGCTCAGATAGTCTAATAACTGGAACATCGTCGGATTAGGGCCGGAAAACGGAAACTGAGCCACGTTTTGCGACAGATTTCCCGTGCCCCGCGTGTGAATAGGGGTCAACTGGCCCATTTTGATTTTAATCGGCCCGCTCTGTACGGAATTGCCCCGCTTCGAGGTGGTATCCGCATTAATAAGCCCTGAATTACTCGCCGTTACCGCCAGCGTTCCGGCATCTAACTGCTGCCTTAAGGACGTGTTGAGCGCCTTGAACATCGAGCCGAGCAAAATACCCCAACCCATCCCCATAGGACCGCCTTCCGGGTCCGGCATGAATCGGTATTGGGTGAATATCTTCACCATTTCTACTTTGATAATCTTTTCATCGTCCGCGAGGGTGATGGTGTCTTCGTCGTACAGCGGCCGCATGTAAACCGCTTGCGCGTTGCGCTCCCACACGATGACCAAATACGGCTCTTCCAAACCGTCCTCGTCTAAGTCAATCCAGGTATAAGCCTCGATGAACGTCTCGTCGTCCTCGTCATCGATCTTGTCTTCCTCGATGACCCACTGCTGATCACCGCGAATTAATCCGATTAACTCGTTTTTGGTGTAGGTGGTTTTCTCGTACTTGTCCGGCGCGAGATCAAAAGTCCGGTAACTTTGGTCAAAAACAATTTCATCCGCCAAGCACAGATCCGAAACCACTTCCTTTTTATCAAAGTCGTAATAGGTTTTCTTATAGGTCGTTCCCACACACGGCAACGCCATTAAATTCTTGTCTTGCTCATCCTGCCAACTCGGCATTAACTCGATGAGCTGATAATTGGAATAGGTCTCTACCCTCTTCGCTCTCGCATCCTTCTCGTCATTCTTGGCACCAAAGATACGTGCCGAGACTATTCGCTTGGCAAAAGCCAGCTCCGGGGCCGAGCGAGCGTTAAAGTCCAACATGGATTCCAGGATGTAGGGAAGCATCGCCGTGCTCGCCCCGTCAAAGGGAAAGGTCTTTTTCTTCGCTTTGGGTTCCAACTTGGCTAACTGCAACGCTTCGTCGTATTTTTTCTTCCACTCCTTCATCGAGTTAAACGCGTCTCCGTAACTCAGTAATATGTCCGAGGCGGTTTTCTTGGCGTCTTTTAATTCCTCAACGATGTTGCTTTCTTCCAAGTACTTCAATAACGGTATATCTACTTCCTCTTCCACTACCTCTAACGATTGTCCCATTTCAGGCACGTTGGGGAGTATTGAGGGTAATTCCTGGGGGCTTTGTGCAACGTCCAGTAAATTATCGGCCACGCGCCGCTACCTTCGCTAATTCTTTATCCGTCATGGGTCGCCACATCCCGCACACGCCGCACCGTGTATGCGTTAATGTCGTTGTCTTTTTTTCTATGCATTGATCACATTGGGCCATGCGTTACCTGTCTTATTTTCACGCGTAGATATCCCCTTCTATCCGTTCTTCGGTATGTTCAGGGATGTTTTCAGGATTTAAATCAAAAATTCGTGAGGCATACCGGCGCATCATGTAGGCGTAACGCAATGCGTCTAACAAATCATCGTTGGTTTTTACTATTTCTATTTTTCCGTTGGGGCCGGTTTTGGTGTGGTACTGTCGTATTTCTGCTAGCAAATCAAAACAATTTTTAAATATTTTTAAGCGGCCGGATTTCATGAGGTTGGTTAATTCCATAATTCCAACCCATACCCCATTACCCCCCTCTTCCCACGTTGCGTGGTCCGAGAGCATGTTAAAACCCTCTTCCTCGTATAATGAGCGCTGCTGTACGGCTTCCTTTCCTAATTGTTGTTTATGCTGTAATCCGTCTGCTGGCCACGCTATAGGGACATTTTCAGCCCAGGATTTAACTATGTGCCACGCTTCATAAGGCTGAGTTTTACTGGCTTTCCAATTGGCGGTCACATAAAAAATATTTTCGTCGCGATTCCAAACTAATTGTATGTGTGCCTGCGGATGGTCCCATCCAAAGTCCATGCCGTTTATAATGAACCAGTATTCCGGGATCGCAAATGGCTCACATATAAGGGACTCCGAATCAACGTCAAAGATTAATCCCGTGCCCATTAATGGCTCACCCTTGGAGCGCATATCACGCTGATACGCAGGGTATTGAGACAGTATGTTGGTCTTGGCTTCCTCGGATAGATGCGGTGCTTCGTCCCATGTGGCACGCTGTAAGAACATAGAGGATTCAGGTTCATCCATGAAGCGTGTCACTAACTCTGTCTTCCCGTTCTCAGGGGTAAACGTGAGTATGCCTCTGCCGCCCCTGTTGCGATCACCGTTAACAATACGAGTGATGACCTGCGGGAATATCTCTTGATCCTCGGGTTCCTCGTCGATGTGATACCAGTCAACCACATCGCCCATTAGTGCGTGTTGGCCTTGAGAGTACGACCAGAATTGACAGACGGAGACACCGCGCACGTGTTTAACGCGCACCTCTCTCACACTGCCGCTAATGCCCTTCATGGACTTGTAATCAATGATCAGCTCTTTGGGTATCAACCCTCCCTCTAAGCCTGATTGCGGGTCCATACGGCCAAAGAGCTTATGTTGCAACAGGTCGCGAGTCTTCTCCCCTGAATAGCCCAATAGCCACGCGGTAACCGGGCGTTCGAACTTGTGCCCGCTCCAATCATCGGGATAGTTACCCGTTAAATGAAAGCCATCGATGCACGTGCCGGTGCGTGTCTTACCGACCTGATTCGCCGCCATCAACATGCACGACGTATGGTCTTTAGTGGCTGCATTAAACGCGTGCTGCCACTCATAGAAAGAGCTATAGATACGGTTAGCCCTATCCAGCTTGTTCCGTATTATTTGCTCCTCTAGCGCCTGAGCGAGCTTAATCTTCTGTGCTTTGTTCAAGCTGTTGCTGTAATCGTTTGATAGTGGACGATAGCTCGTCTTCATCTAAATCAACCAACGCACGCGATACTTCTACCTGTTGTTTGTCACCGTATTTCTTCGGCAATATCTTGGATAGATACCACTTACGTGTGTCTATCTGTACGCGTGCGCGTTGTACCGCTGTACCGCCTACAAAACTCCCTTCCTCATTGGTTGTATGGTCCTCGCTCTTATCATCAGCAATTTCAAGCATGTCGTGAAAGATGGCTTCAGCGCCTAATTCTTTAGCTCGTGCGTATTGGTCCCGAAAACTTTCTTCCTTAGAGAGCCATCGCATAACCATAGACTTAGCAGGCATCTCTTTATCAGCACAGATTGAGCGCAGTGATTCACCCTCACCCAACCTAGTACAAATAATAGTGACCAGCTCACCGCAGTATTTAGACGGTCGGCCGTTTTTCTTTTCAGTCATATACAGGGAACCTCAAAATAAAAGCTTCTTTAGTGGGTGAATTGCTATCGTCGGAATCCCATGGATAGACAGGCGTGTATTTATGATGCCAATGCTTATGGTGTTTACGGCATAAAAAAACCACAACTGTGGGGTAGTGGTAATTGCAATGGTGCATCTCTAATCCGCCCGACACATCGCAATCATCCCAAGTGCATTGGCACTCGTCAGGCATAACAATAATGCCGTTCTTCAGTGCAATCTTAGCGAGGTAACGAACACGACTTAATATAGCTTCCCGTTCGAAGTCCCTATTGGAATAATATCCCCTATCGGAATAATTTTGATTCTGACAACTTTTACAAATGACGCCTAATCCATCGGGGCTCTGGACCTTTTTAACCATTAGCGAACTTGGCAGCATTTCCCTACACTGACCGCATTCTTTATATAACGGTATAACCACTTCTTGCTTTATCCTTCGTTCGGTTAGCTCATAGTGGTAACGTTTTGAACAAGTCTTACATCGCGATCTACGACCGCTTTTTTTTGTTTTGTCTTTGTAAAAATTCTCCAGCGGTTGTGGATTCTCGCAAGGGCAATCCAGGATTGAGCACGTTTTAGCGAGCATAGAAACCCCTTGCTAAATGAATAACAGTCAATAATTAGCTAAATAATGAAGAAAAAACTTGATATTAGTCAATAATTGATTATAATGATTGTATCAACTTAAGAAATGGAGCAAAAAACGATGAACCGCAAAAAACAAAGCTCGAACCGATATTTGACCTCTGATATTAAGATCTATCGAGACAGCTCGGGATTTTTCACCGCTGAGCACATGTGTCAGGGAATATTGGTTGACAGCACTTATCATGCAACCCGTGCGGAATGTCGTCGGAAAGCGGTTTCAATATTAAATGACTTAAAAGCAGGATCGGAGAAAGAATCATGAGAACCGAAGCCGCCAGAGCTGCCGCAGAGATTAGAAAAGAGCTGAAGAAATTCAACATAAAAGCGAGCGTAACAAGCGATAACTATTCCATGGGTAGCAGTATCAGCGTAACGATTAAAAACAACCCGTTACCCGCTACGGTTAAAGCTGTGACCGAATTCTGCAAAAAATACGGTTATGACAAAGGCTCAAGAATAGATGACAGTCGCATAACGGATTTTCGTGACGATATACCGCAAGCCAGTTTTGTGTCTGTTAGTGCGGAATACGATCAAGAGATTCGAGAAAAAGCGCGTGAATTAATAAAGCATTTAGCGCTGCCTTCTGACTTTAACCAAGACTCGCAAGTACATCAAATGCTTAATGGCTGTCACCCTCACAGCCCGAAATTGTGGACTACCCATAAACCCCGCGTAACCGCTAAAACACCTAAATCCATTTCACAATTACACTAAAGGATAACGTTATGAAAATCACATTAAAAAATATCAAGTATTCAGCGTTCGCCAGTCAGGATACACATTGTTTTCAGGCTACCGTATACATAGACGGTGTAAAACTATTCACGGCTTCTAACGACGGTCACGGCGGTTGTGACAGTTACGACGCAATCAAAGGTGGCGTAGCGCCTAAGCTAGTATTTGCTCGCGTTGCCGAGGTCAATAATAAACTGCGTGCCTCGCTGCCGTGGACACAGTACAAAGACGGTAAATTTAGTGCGGTTCCGGTGGATACAGAAGGCGCGGTTCCTCAAGACCTCGAAAAGATTGTTTGTGACCTCGTGAACGAGTGGCACCGCGAGAAAGAAGTAAAACGGATAATAAAGCGAAACGTGCTAGCCCTGAACAGTGACGGCGAACTGGTAACGTTTAAACTGAAAGTCAAAAATCCCACTGTTGCGCAAGTGCTAGCCGTCTGTGACCAGATAGAGAGGCAAGGCGAACACACAGTTTTAAACCATCTCCCTGTCTCACAGATAGCGGACCACTTTAAAAGCGATTAAGGACAAATAATCATGCATACCGTAATCATTTCAGCCACGCTAAAGGACGGTGAAACCGACATAGAAAAAGCAGTCGTTTACACCGTCGAGACTCACAGAACCGAGGGCGATGAACCTAACGGACGACTGTTAGAGACAGTCAGCTCTGAAAACTTCACCGCATGGGAAACAACAGTATACCGTGCGCTTGAATTGTCCGATATCCACACTTGCGAAGTAATAGAAGAGTGGGAAGAAGGTATCGTTAGACAGGTGTTGATTGAATGCTATGCCATGGCTGGAGACGTTTTGTCCCGTCCTGATGCGGTCGACTATTACGACGTGTCTGTACTCAATATCGATACCAGCCCGTGCGGCAAAGATACCATTGTCGTTGAAGAATTCGACGACATGACCCTTGAACAAGCCAGCCTGCTTCTAACGAGATTGGAGAAAGTTTATAACACCGACGCCGAATGGATAGACGCTAGCTAACTCACATTTACCCACAACAAAAAAGGAAATCACCATGATTAAAATATTCAGCCGAAAAGCGTGGAAACCCGACCCCAGTTATCCCTACGGTTTCGCGCCGTATGCCGGAGCCAGAAAAACACATATTGACTTTGTTGATACGATCGATGAAGCCGTGGAGCGATGCGAAGCGCACAACAAAAAGCGGCCAGAATTTGGCACCAAAGGCTATTTTAAATTTTCGTACTACGAATTCACCGAAAACTTTTAACAACAACCCAAAAGGAAAAAAATTATGTTCGGTTTACTAGTAAGAATTATCGGCGACGACAGCACTAATAACGGCGTGACCAGTGGCAAACACCACGCGATTTTAAAAGTCGACGGTGTAACCATTTTCGAAGCCAATAAAGATCACCCGTCCTTGATAGTGATCGAAGGCCCATATGATAAAGACAGGCTCCAAGTTGGAAAGCCTGTCGTAAAGCGCGATGGATCAATTGTGCGCGCCCGAGCGGTTCCTTGTGATCAATACGGAAAGCCGATAACGCGCCGTATGGGCATGTTTGGCGGTAACTACATAACGACAAGTGACAGCCGTTTCCCGTACCACTCACCCATTCCTGTGCATGACCGCTTTGAATAGCGGTCTTTTAAACCCTACGTATAACCTAGCCACGGAGTAACCGAGCCATGCAGATAGAGAACCTTATCGCGCTCTCCAATTATGCGCGTAACGACCAAACCGTGAGATTGAATCACCTCCAGCATAACGTTTTGAATGACATTGATAAAAAAATCAATGACTGTACTTACATGATTGATCAGTTAGAGAAGTGCCTCACGCCCAACGACGTGACCACGCTAAAATATATCAAACTGTTTGCCGGTGACAAGTCCCGCTTAGAAGTGGCGCGCCTCGTCTATCGGCCTAAAAGGAGTTCGTAATGTCAAAATCATTAGTCGGCACACTATTTGTTGTGGGCAGTACCCCCTACAAAATCGATCAGGTGCAACGTATCGACCCGGAATTAACCGCGATGATAAAAGCCCTTGAGAGCAGCGGCAAAGATCCCGCGATGTATTTTGCTAGCAAGGTATTAAAGAGCGGCAAGCCGTCGAAACAAGGCGGGATGTTTTATCGATTTACCGCGAGCGGCCATTTCGTAAAAGTATTGTAAAGCTTTTTGATTTTTTGGAATCCGGCATTTGAGATTGAAATCTCTGAGCTTTTTGAATTTCACCCCAACTGAGAAAACTAAAATGACAAAGATAGAAAATCGCTCCAGCACCGAATTAATCGACCCCAAAGTAGTAGATGTAACCGCCGATATCTACGCCCGGTACATTGGACTTACGGGCGGTTTGAAACGGATGATTGAGATATCAGGTGCCAAGCCTGGTACTTTGCGCAACTGGACTAACGAGAAGCCCAACCTATTCCACATCGTGGCGCTGGGTTGCTTGGCTCATGAGCTGGGTTTTTCTCTTAAACCCGAAGAGCTAAAGCGTATTGCTAAAATTCTGGATGAAGAAATAAGTTAGAATCTACTTTAAGTTAAGCTCGATTTGACTTTAAGTAATCCTCGAAACGACATTAGGATCTCTGAGCTTTTCGATTTTTGGGTTTTTTAGTCTTTCCGTAGCCGGACGCATAAGCCGCAGCCGCTTGTCGTTCGGCACCGGCTCGGGTTTTGTACACCTTGCCTTGGGTGCCCCAGCGATAGCCGCCTTTAACTTTTTGTACTGGCATGGAACTTCCTAACCGTTTCTCGCTCCGCGTCTAGATTATGCTTGCCAAAATTAAAATTTAATTTATTAACAATCTTAGACCAATAGCAAATCAATCTGTGATTAGTCGTTTGAATAATGAACCCAAATTGTGAGCCAGAGAGAGGATAAAAGTTAAACCCACATTGAATAGATTCACCTTCATTCCGCACGTGGAAATATTTCATTAATACGGATTGCCGCGATGAGATGAGCGAGAGCCTTTTCGCATGCTCTTCGTGCCCATGCGCGACATGTTAGCCGCTCGTTTAGAATTGCCCATGTAATGACTGCCTGATTTCATGGATGATTTGCTGCCTTTCGGCATTGCATAGCCGTGTTTGCCGTCCATCGTTTTGCTCCTGGTTCTCGTGTAAAGATTGGGGTTTTGATCGCTGTTTCTAGCGCTCGGCCGAGGCTTAGGCACTACTTTTTCATCCGGGAACCCTTGACGGGTTTCGGCGTGTAATTTTGAGTGCGAATGCGGCGTTGGTTTTTATCGCCTTTGGGGATAGCTGCTTTTTTTGTCATAACAAGATCCTAAAAGGAGGAGGTTATTCCCCCAGTAAGGTTGGAGGTAATGCCCTTCGAAAAGACGGGCAAGATAAGTGAATAACTGTTTGTCTTGTCGGCGTTAACGTCCAGGATTGTCTCAACGCCATTTTGCACAATGCTAAAGAAAGGTGTCTTCCGCTCGCCAACCTCGACCAAATTAGCACCCTCGGAAGTAACAAAATCATCAAAACTTCCGTGAACCTGAGCCACAATGGCAACTATGCCGAACCACACTTTATTGTTTTCTCCTGACTTCTTGCCATAAATCAACTCTGAGCTGCTGTAGGCGGTGTTATCGGTCCACTCCTGATACAACCCGTCAGCATTCCGAACCTCATCAAAATCACCCGTATATCTCATCCGGTAACTCGTTCCACCCACAAGATCGGTGGTGAAGCCACCCGTATCCTGGTATAGAACAAATTGGTCTGAACTCGTTAGAGGCCCAGCGGCCATTTGGGCTTTTGTATCAATAGTTGTTGAGTTTAATTCTTGTATCAGTGACCCGGTGCCAAGGTCATAAATGCCAATGGATTCGAGCGGCCAATCCGCATCGTTAGTATCATCAGCCACATTGCCCACCGCTCTAAATACGGAGCGATTATCGTCTAATCCCTTTGCCGATATTTGCTGGAAGAAACTCCAGCATTCACAGATCAATACAGCATCTTTGTAAAACTGTAGGGGGATATGGACATCTAACTGCCCTTCCGTGTGGTTGGCTTTACCAAAACCAACAACAATGGCAGGATCTTCAATAACAGTGACATCAAAAGTTAGCGTGCCCATTCCTTCTCCTGAAATACCGCGAATAACAAACAAAGCTCCCAGCCATAGCAAAGGCACCGCTTCCGTATATGGGCCTATGAGAACCCTCGGAGTGATCAGCCCAACTCATCAACGGCACCACCAACCCATCAAAGAACCGGTTCCCAACAAACTCACGAGGATTGTCAATCACCGGGTAGCTGTGTCTCCAAAATTCAATAATCGAGGCAATGAATGCGCTTCTTGGACGCTCAAAGTCCACCGATAAAATCTCTACGGCACAGCTTTTCGGGGCCAGAATGCTGATGGTGTCTTTGTCACACTGAATATCCAGCCTAACGCCGCCGTGTTCAGAGGAAACAAACTGCGCCGAGGGGTGGACAAAGCCGCCTGCCGAAAGGATGGCGGCTTTCTGTAGAGAAAAAGCGTCGTCACTCAAGCTCACGGATCTTTCGTTACCGTGATCGTTAGGGTGAAATCGGCCATGGTCGGAACATCCGGCACCGTGTAGCTCTCGATCAGCGGTTCCAAGCTACAGCCCACCTCGTTACAGGCGCGCAGCTCGACGGTGTAATCCCCCGCCACTTGATTCAGTAGCGTATACTCGCGATCGGTGGCGTCCAATTCGTGCTCAAGGCCAAAAAGGGTTATTCGTTGTGATGAAAAGACTTCGTTGCCGGTGTATTCCCACTGGAATGTCACGGTAGCCGCCTGAACGGGCACGCACAGAAATGCCGCCAAAAATAGCCATAATTTCAGCATGGGAGTTACCAGAGAGTGAGGAGTTAATAAGAAAATGTCGTTTCAAAAGACGGATAAAGAGATCGCCAAAAATGATCGAACCCTGCGCCGCTTGCTCAGGCAGTGGAAACGATTAAAAATCCTTGGGCAATTCCCTCGCTGCCATCATTACAGCCAAAAGGGGTATAAAATGGACCCCATGGGGCTATGGCAATTTGTCCGGGACTGTCAGGGGAAGGCATTACAGGGTGAAAACCTCCAAACGATGGAGCGGGCGGAATTCGTGGTGCTGTTGATCGAACAAGAGAAACTGCACAAACCCTTAGCGGTAAAGCTGGCGTGGGAACACTATCCCCTCGTCACCGCTCCGACAGACAACAAAAAACGCCGAGTTCCCATCGACGGCTAAGCCGCCCCGCTACGGCGTTTCATAACAAAATTCAGTGGGTTCAATGCCCAATTCCGTGGCAATGACCTGGATACTCGTTTCCAACGTGGCTTTTTGCTGGGTGAGAAACACGCCAGCGGTCCCCTTCTCCAGCGCGTCACACACCCACGCGTAATCCATTTGCAGCCGTGAGATTTGAATAACGTTGATATCCCGATTATGCAGGGTGTAAATCGCCTTCACGTCACCCGTGTGCTTGGCGAAAATCTGTTGACCCGCCCACCCCAAACTGCCGAGCAAGATCAACAACGTGAAAATGTCTGTTCGAGCCACGACTTTGAGAAATTGGTCTATCATTTTTAAAGATTCCTCCGCCACACCCGCAAATCCTCTAAAAACTCCCGTCCTTAGATCAAAAATCAATAAGATGTAGAAGATGTTTCACGTGAAACATGAGATTCGTGAAACACACAGCCGTGTTTCACAGACAAATCCGGACAAATAACCGGGAAGGGCACTAAAAAAAGAGTAAAAAAAACCGCCCATAGAGGCGGTGGGGACTAGCCATGGTGGGCTAGAAAACAGGTCTACATTATGAGGTTAAAAAGAGTGCGTGGGCAATACTTGCCAAGCTAGATAACTTTAAGGTTTTTTGTTACCCCATGTCAAGGGGTTATTATTTATTATTATTGGGCTACAAAGCATCCCAGCCTTGTAGCCCTGACACATCCTCAGTCGGTGAAGCACAACGTGTCACTCTTAACTCTAGCCAAATAATCGAACTCTGCAATTATTTATTCAGCTCATCGACCCATTTTTTTACATCGTATTGAATCTGCCGAATTTTGGGAATCCAGTTTCGTTGGAAGGGCGTATGACGCACGCCGCAAAAATGCGCGGCTTTGCGCAAGCTCATCACGTCTTGGTAGATAGCCGGTCTCAGCGCCAGCTCAGCTATGAGCCGGTAGCGGCCTTCGAGTCGCCACATCTCGCGCTTAGCGGTTTCACGAATCGACGCCTCCAGGTGGATTAACAAACGCTCTTCCGCGTCGCGGTCACCTTGCCGGGCGTCTCGCAGTAATTCAGCCTGCGGAGATAAAAACCGCGCACCGAAACTGACACGCGGCGGTTTGCTTCCCGGTTCGATCCGTTTTTCTTTGCCTCTCGCGGGGTTGCGAATATCGATCACTAATCCCCGTCGTCGATCTCGGCGCGGTCGGTAGGTATCGGTCGGTCCTGTCAGCTTTGACATAATATGTCTTCACGTTGGTGGATGAGTTCTTCAACCAGTTTTATCGCGTCACCGTTCTTCACCAGCGCTTGCGTGCAGCGGTATACGGTCCAGCCGAGTAACATCGCTTCGCCGTATTTCTCACAGTCAGCGGTCACGCCTTTGGCTTGTTGGTGTCGACCCAGTTTCATCGTGCCGTTTTTGTTGATGCCGTAATACGTGACGCCTTCGATTTCAACGGCGAATTTTAATTCCGGCCACGCAAAATCGAACCGCCATTTTCGTGTCGGGTGAAATTTATATTCTCGGAAGGGGAGGGGTAGGGCGAGGGCTTTAACCTGAAATAAAAATTGGTCTTCAGCTTTGGACAATAATTTCCTCTAACTTAGTTGGAATCACACAGCCACATTTCACGCAACAATTTCTCCAATTAAAACCTTGGTAGTGAGTGCGTTTAATATCATACGCCCAAGCAACGAGCTTCTGTTTTGTTGCTGGATGGGGACATTGATTTAAATTTGCCATTGGGGCTAACTGTCTCCTAATCGCATTCGTAGGGTTAAAAATAAACCGCGTTCCATGGCCATTAAGATATCCGCTTCCTTTACATCGGGTTCGGAAGTGTTAGACACAACTAAATCCTTGCAGTTATCACAACCAATGGCACCCCACCAATGATAGTTTTGTGCTAATTCATCGGAAGCGGCAGGGGATTCAGACGTTACAATATCAGGCAATGGATATCTTAGAAACCCCGTCGCGATGAACTCACAGTGCGGGTGAAGTTTCAGGGTACAAAACCCAAACGCGGCAATTTTCTCCTCGCTCATAATACCCCCTGTTCGCGTTGTTGCTGGAGAAAAGTCTCATTCCCCAACTCGCTCCAGAGGTGGCCTAGCATCCATTTTTTTGCGTCCTGGTGGTGAGAAATAGCCGAGTGCCAATGGCCGGTGTCTTTGCTGTAAAAAACCAGCCCTTTGAGCGCCAGTGATTGCAAAGTGTGCCGTGAAGCATGCGCCTCCAAATCTAACGCTTTATCCACTTGGGTGGTGGTGGCTCTCCTTTTCCCATACAGATAATAAAACACTTTGTCTTGCCGGTCCGTCAAATCCCTCATACCGGGTGTTTTTTTTAACGTGGGAATCGTCTGTGAAGGATTGCAAGCATCCTTTAACGAAACTTCTTTTGTGTAACCCCTGTTGATATTACTAATAATATCTCTCCCTATACTAACGTTAATGCTCTGCCTTCTTGAGCGGTGAATTGTAAAGAATCCTTGTGAAAATACAAGCCCCATGCATTTTCATTTCCGTCTTGCCTATTTTTTTCTAATCGCAAAGCAACATCGTATCCATTTTCTAACAGATCAACTTGTTTTTCCGTAAGTTCATACCCGTTGGCACTGCACTTTTTGGCTTCTTCTCGGGCTTTGTTCCGTTGCACGATGAACACTTTGTCGGCCATGTCAGCTATTTCACCGGCACCACGGATATCAAACTTCCCGACCTTTGACGATTCATTTTCACCTTTGCGCATGTGGCACACCAAATGGATATGCATGTCGTGACGCTTAGCCGCTGCCCGCAGGTGATTAACAAAATTAGCTTGGTCGTCGTAGTCACGCCCCACACCGCACATCGTTAGAGAATCGATGACCATGTGATCAACGTCAAGTTCTTGTCCGGCGTAGTAGGCTAAACCCAGCATGCGCTCTGAGGCAACTTTTTCGAGACAGTCGTAAATATACCCCGGCGTATTTTTCATCCAGTCTGACGCATACTCACTGGAGGGTTTACAACCGGCGCTTTGGGTAATCAACGTTTGCAGGGTTTTTGCCGCAGGCATTTCCATGGACGCAATGAAAATAGTTTTGTTCCTAGCGAAATGCGAAACCACTTGGTTAACCATTTGGGATTTTCCGTGTCCGTTGATGCCCGCCCATAGACTCAGCTCTCCCGGACCTAACGCCACATCGCCGTGGGTTTTGCTCCACGGAAGTTTATCGCCCACCAGCTCGGGTGCGTTGAGCTGTTCGAGAACACGATCCCTCATCGAGCCAAACGGATAGATTTCCTGTGATTCCTGGTTCCCGAGGAACGCAAGTAATTCTTGGTCGCTCATGTCGAGCGTGAATTTTTTCATTCCAATCGCTCCGCTGTGGTTTCAGCCACCAAACTCTCATCGTTCCACCGCTCGTCCCTGAGATACACGACAGGATCGAGAACGAATTTCTTTCGTGCCCCGGTATTCCATTGATCAGATTTTATCCGCTGTGAAATATTGGCATAGATTTTTTCCAGTAACGTATCGTTTGGATTCAATTTTTCAAATGATCGCTGTGCCGCTATTTTGTTTTGTTTTTTGGGGTAAGCGATCCAGAATCGATCGAATCGATTGTATATACTCTCTCTCTTCTCTCTCTCTTCTCTAGTCCGCAATCTGTCCGCATTGGGTGCGGACGCGATTGGACCCTTTTCTCGGGACAATTTTTTGCGCCGACTTTCCATCGCTCTGCGCTTGGCTCCTTTCCCCATATGTGCTTCAAAATCAACGATTTGCACGCCTTTATCGCCATGGTCTTGGAGCCACCCAACGTCCTGTAACGCTTGCCCAAAACCAATCAACTGGACCTCCTTATCAACGATCGCGATTGTGTACCCTTCGAGGAAGCCATCAATCGTGTGCTCATCGGCGATTGACCAGATTCGATAGAGCGCGCCGCAGATTAAAACTGTGTCCGCATTCAATGCGGACATCATGCGGACAACTTTTGGGTGGGTCCAAAGGTTGATTTGCATCTTAATCCAGTCCCCGGCCATTCATTTTTTCCTCGATAAAAGGAAGGAATGCAGCTCGGCTTGCTTATCCGCTTCGGTCAAACGATGACCGTTTCTACGGCGAGAATCGCAGATCTCTAAATGGTGCTCGTGAAAATCAATGCCTTTCTTAATGCGCCGCCGATGCTTCTCGTAGCCCTCTTCGGGGTACAAATCGGTGAACTCCATGCCAATGGCGTACAGCACATCTATAGCCCCGCAACCGCCATGGTCATGGATAGAGATCTTGCCGTTGTCTTCGAGTTTGATGGATAACGACGGCGTGTTGTCGTCGTGAGCAGGGCAGCGAGCGGTCCAATGATTCGGCTTGGTTTGACGCACAACCTCTAATCGAGCTAGCAGCGTATCAATATCAGCACTCATAAATAAACCTGATCCTGAAAAGGGCGGCGCATAAAAAGCAGCGAGCTATAATAAAGGGTAAGGATAATAATGTTCAAGTGCTCAATTCCTTTTTGCGCGGTGGGATATGACTCATAACGGCTTCTAACATTTTTTCAATGTCAGTGACGTTAAGCGGGTTATCCAACTGTCTTGGAGAGTCCATTAGCGTCTTGATAAGCATCAGGGCGTCCAGATGGCCGTGCCAATAACTCACCCGAAATTCGGCTAAACTCACTAATTCAGCTTCATTTTCGCACATAAACACTCCTTATCCTCGCCTGTCTGTTAAGGAAATATTTTTATTTTTACAGAATACGATCTTTACGGGTACACACCGTGGGTCATCTCAATCGCGGCCGGAGCCTTCCGAGCCCTCGAAGTGAGTTTACCACTAACGCTCCCAATAACGGGAGTGTTAGTGTAAGATTCAGGGCAAATCATCATCGAGCACCAGTCCTTTTTCAGCCAGTTTTTTGAGCCTCAGTATCAGAACGTCCGAGAAGGTTTTTCCCTCCCAGAGCTTGAATTGCATCGCTCGATAACGAGGCACTTTTTTTCTCCATTGATTAATGGATTGAACAGTAATGGGCTCGAAGAGAACAACGACCTTTTGTTTATCGTGCTCACAGAAGGCGAGAATCTCATCGTATAACGGGTCTTGCTTGGGCTCATGATTTTTCATGCAGGCATTGAAGCATTGCCATACAGAAAAATAAAGCTTTTTTCCTATAAAGCCCTGATTTAGTGGGAAATTGGTATTATTTTATAAGGCTACGCTTGAAAATCAACATTTAAAGGGGGTTATGAAACTTAATTCGAGATGAAATATACAGATTATGTGTGAAAATCCGACCAGAACAGCACCGCCCGATGACCCCAAAGAAGGGCCATTTAGCGTCCCGTTAAGTCTTTCTGACTACGGAATCATCCTTAGTCGATGTGTTAGTGGCCGCTCACTGCACTTTGAAATGCTCATGGATGAATCAGGAATGATTACCTTTCAAGGGTTACTCCAGCAAATGCCCGGTAACATCGATTACCAAAAAGTGCCCGATAAGTTTACGCGCACAGAAATTCGCAGTACTCTAGAATTTGTCAGGGTGATACAGTTGACACTGATAAAAAAAGTGGATGAAATGGATATCGCCGAAATAAACGATTTGTTTATTGTATGAGGGTTTTAGTAGGTTTGGAGCGAAGTGGAATTATACGAGACGCTTTTATTGCTGCCGGGCACGATGCTGTGAGTTGTGATTTATCCCCGACTGATAGACCTGGACCGTACTATCAAGGGGATGTTCGAGACATCCTGAATGATGGTTGGGATCTCGGCATATTTCACCCTGTCTGCACTTATCTAAGCTGTTCTGGCGAGTGGGCTTATGGAGATGGTCCGTACCACCAAAAGGTAAAGCCAGAAACTTTGGTGGGTGCCGCTCGAAGAGAGGCACGAGAAGAGGCAATTGCTTTCGTGGAAATGTTGTGGGAGGCACCTATTAAAAGAAAGTGTGTGGAAAACCCTAAAGGAGTTTTATCTACCCGATGGATGGAGCCGACCCAGTATATACAGCCTTACCAGTACGGTGAGAATGCGAGCAAAGAAACGTGTCTATGGCTAGATCATCTCGACCCTTTAGTGCCGACAGGATTTTTTATCCCGAGGCTGGCAAAGTCAAAAGACGGTCGAAGTTACGTGATGAGATGGGGAAACCAAACCGACAGCGGGCAGAACAATCTGCCTCCTAGCGCGGATAGAGCAAGAATTCGCGGTGAAACCTACCCAGGCTGGGCTGATGCCATGGCTGATCAATGGGGTGATTTGTGAGTTTAGATATGAGCAGATGTACCTGCACAGACATAAGCATAACTTGTATCGTGCATCCACATAGGGAGCGTATAGCTAAAATGTTGAAAGGAATTACAGACGGCAGTGAAGCGTGCGAGTGTCACCAGTGCATTGGCGAGTATTCAAAAACCTGTCCGATCAGGATTGGTGACACAACGTTGAACCTGCCGATCAGTACCTCTAAAATGATTTTGTGCGGGGACTGTGGAAACAAGCGTTGCCCTAAAGCGAGCGATCATCGCTGGGAATGTACCGGCAGTAATTCACCGGGTCAGGAAGGCAGCATTTACCAACAATATTAAACGTTAGGAAAACATTATGATTTATTATCTTCTCAACGGTAAAGAGCCAGTCGAATGCGACGACATTCTAGAGTGGGTGAAGCTGTTCAAGAAAGATGTTAGCCGCCGTGTTGCTAGAACGAATAAACCCGGTGTTTATATTAGCACGGTATTTCTGGGTTTAGATCATTCGTGGGGCGATGGCCCTCCCTTGCTGTTTGAAACCATGGTATTTGGTGGCGAATTAGACGACCTACAGTGGCGTTATTCAACGTGGGATCAAGCGGTAGTCGGTCACTCGGAAGCCTGTGGATTGGCTATTAGAGGCAACTTTAATAAGCCCTACAAATCGGCATTGAAACTTTATGATGCTTGGCGCAATCAAAAAAAACGTCTACTAACTAAAGCGCAAATGAGTTACCGGCAAGAATGGCCTGATTTGGGTTACCGGGAAGAATGGCCTGATTTTAGTGGACACGTTCATTTGAACCGGAAGATTAGAAAAATATTCCCTCGTGGGAAGCAATTCGACAGATTATATAGAGAATTGGCAACGAGTTAGGCGTTTTAGGTTGTGGGTTCACGGCCAAGCCAATACGGAGCGCTATCCCCGGCCTAGCAGGTAGCATTTAAAGGTAAGACATGAAAAAAAATTCAAACAAGAGAGAGCCCAGCAGAAAAAAGCAGGTTGGCGGAACGATACAAAAATCCATTGGTGAACATTACGCTAAATATATAGAGGATCTTATCGCTACCGGCCGGTATATGTCGGTAGCGGAAGTTTTACGCGAAGCGCTTCGGCTACACGAGAGAGAGTTTGATAATGAAAAAAATTAAAATTGAGACTGTACCGATGCCCAAACGAGATTATGACTCATCGACGGTGGAGCAATTTCTAGAGGCGATCCGTGATATAGAGGAAGGGGAATCGTTTGTGATCCAGTACTTCCCTAGCAACTACAGAATTATCCTGTCAGCGATGCCAGTATTACTGGGTAAGCGCTTTACCACGCGCAAAACAGATAAAGGAAGCCGGGTTATCTGTATAGAAGTTTTCGAAATATAGAGAGGAAAACCATGTTCAAGCAAACCGATCCACTACCGCGAGGTATTCGGAACAACAATCCGATGAACATTCGTGAAAACCAGCGCAGCGATTTTGACTGGGAAGGGGAGCACGACGAAGATTTTGATCCCGACTTTGAAGAATTTACTAAGCCTATATACGGCTTCCGAGCGAGTGCCAGGATATTGCGCTCGTATTCAATACGGGGCGTAAACTCTGTTGAGGATATTATCAGCACGTGGGCACCAGCGGAAGATAAAAATGATGTAGAAGCTTACATTAAATCAATCTGCGATATGACTGGCCTTGAACGGAAATACTTGGTTGACCATCGTGATTATGCAGACCTGTTTGCCGCGATGACCTTTCACGAAAACGGCATGCAACCTTATTCACCCGATGTTATATCTAACGGTATAGCACTGGCTTTTAAAGGATAAACTCATGACAAAAACTGCAACAAAAACCCACTACAGAAAAGCCTTTAATAGCCCGTACTTGAGCAGTGCCGATCTAATCGGGCCGATTGAGCTAACGATTAAGCACGTGCTACTTGAGCCCGATCATTCGCACAAATCGCAGGAAAACTTTAACACCGCCTATTTTGTCGAGAAAGAGATTCGCACAGGGGAGGAATTAAAACCGATGATCTTGAACGCCGGTAATTCTCTTTTAGTGAGAAAGTTTACCGATTCGCCCTATATAGAAGACTGGAACAAAGTTGCCGTCACGATCTATGTCGAGAAGGATGTTAAAATGGGCCGCGACCTGAGAGACGGTTTGAGAATATCCTCTGAGCAACCGACCAATAAAAAGCGGGAAATATCGCCCGCTGATAAAACAATATGGGCGCAGGCTATTGCTTCCTATAAGCGCGAAGGTAATTTCGATCAGGTACTAAGGCATGCGCATATCAGTGACAAAAATAAAAAAATATTAATCCAGGAGGCTAAAGAAGGTGAATGAAGTTATAACGGTATGGCATAAGCTAAATCCACAAACAGGAGAGTATGAGTTTAATCATATCTGCATGGGATTTGATGGATCGCAGGCACCTATCCCGATTGGTGATTTTCAAGAGAAATCCTGGAAAGGAGCTAAATGGAAATCTGTAGAAGGCACGTTAGATCGTGGGAGCGTTGAGGAGACTAAAAATAAAGTTTCATGACATAGAACAGAACACGGAAGGGTGGTTAGCGCTCAGAGCGGGTAAAGTAACGGGATCAGCCTTTAGTAAAGTCATGGCCAACTACGGCGGTGTATTTAGCGAACCGGCGAAAAAATACGCGGCCAATTTAGCCATAGAGAAGATTACTCACAACCCTGTTTCTTCCAATTATTCCAATGACCACATGGAGCGAGGACACCAACAGGAACCGTTAGCCCGGATGAAATACGAAAGCGAATATTTCTGCACGGTGGATAACGGAGGTTTTTTTGAATGCGGCCGGTGCGGTGTATCACCCGATGGCTTAGTCGGAGACGATGGGGCGATAGAAATTAAGTCGGTAATTCCTTCCACGCACTTCAGAAACATCAAGCGCCAATCCTATGACCCCGCTTATAAATGGCAGCTAATCGGAAACCTCAAATACACCGAACGAGACTGGATCGATTTTATTAGTTTCTGCGAAGACTACCCACCCGACAAAAAAATATTTGTATACCGTCTTCACCGAGACGACGTGCTCGACGAAATGGATAAGATGGAACGGCGATTACAAAGTTTCTACCACCTGGTTAACGCCACCCAAAAAACGATACTTGAAAACCCCTACTATTTAAGCTCAAAGGAAACCATGCAATGAATTATGACAACACCAACCGTGGCCAGATATGGCGCAGTGAGAACAAACAATCACCCACCGATCGCGATTTCCAAGGAACCATTAATATTGATGGCACGGAGTATTGGCTGTCGGGCTGGAAGAGAAAACCCACGGACGATCCCAATGCGCCCGTTGTCTCCCTGAAAGCGAAGCTCAAAGAAGCCCGAGCACTACCTACGGAACGTCCTGAGACCCCCGAGGACTGGGAGGATGATGAAATTCCATTTTAAGGATTACCTTAGTCACATAATGTAGCCAAACCATTGACGGTGATAGACTGGGGTTTTACTATCTCGCACCCTTTTATAAAGAGACTTTCCCTATGGAACCTGGAATAGCCCAAATTACTGCTGACTTAATTATTATGACATCACTTATTTACATAATGTGGATGAACGGCAAATCGCATCGCGTAATAATGGACGCACACCAAAAATTGCTTAATTTGCATACTCGTCTTTGCCAGTTAGAAGACTTGGCGTCGAGTGGAATATTAGAAAAAACCTTTAAATCATCAGCGGAATACAGCTCCAATGCAAAAACAAAGTAAAACCGATTCCAAAGATCGCGGACGAATTACGGTTTATATTGGAACGTCGAACGTTAAATACATTAATAAGTTGCTACAAAGTGAGGAGTATTCCTCAATGAGTGAAATCGTTAGAGAAGCATTGCGGAATCATAGAAAAATGGAGGAAAGTGGTAGTGGCTAAACGCGAGGACATAGCCTCCTATGTTATAGAGCGCGACGAGGCATTGAGAGCGCTGGATATAGAATGGGCAAGGAAGCGAGATAATAATAATCTGACGGTTAAACAACTCTTAGCCGGTATGCATAAAGCACGGATACTTGCGACGGCCATTGAACCAGAATACAAAGCATCGAGCCGGGAATGGCTGATTAGAAACGGCTATTCGGGCGATTTCTTCTAAAAAACCCTCGAACGCATTGCGCACTGAGTCTTTCTGTTTTATGATCCAATCCTTATCATAAACAGGAGAAAACCAATGAAAAAGATTATTACAGCCCTTGCGCTAGCCACATTATCCCTACCCACCATCGCGAACACGGATTTTTATGTCGAATTCTTAATGGGTACGGCCCATCAAAAAGCGGACGCTGGTGCTGGCAGCTCCGTTTCTGGCCGTGGTACTTCATGGGGGGTAAGGGGCGGCTATCAACTCGCCGATTATATTGCCGTTGAGTTAGCCTTTCAGGATTATGGCGAGGCAAAAGAGTCTTCAGATTATGATTTTGAGGGTACTGCGTTAGACGGTGTGTGGAGTGAGACACTGGAAACAACCGCTTTTAACCTTGGGTTTAAAGCGGTCATTCCGTTCTCAACCGGTTTTTCACTGAATGCACGCATGGGCTTGTCGGTGTGGGAGGTTGAATACAATCTATCCCGTGAATCCTCTGATTCCTTAGCGGGGCTTTCAATAGTTCTCGATGATAACGGGAATAATATGTACTGGGGAATAGGGGCTCAATACGACTTCAGCAACGATATATTGATTGGATTCGAATATAGGAAGCTTGAGGCTAATCTAAACACATCATTACCCGGATTGAGATCCGTCGACCACACGATTGAAAACATGTCGTTATCGATTGCTAGAAAGTTCTAATAAACATCGCATTGCGCAAAATTCATTTCTAACTTATACTCGCCGGTAGGAAACGATATTGGTTAAAAAGTAGATAACGTATGGCCAAAGTAAAAACTAACAGGACAATTCGGATGACCGATGCACAATGGAAGTACTTCAAAAGAATTGGGGACGGGGAAGCGTCCGTAGGCGTCCTAAGAAGTCTCGTACACTACAAAACCACCCATAAAAATAAACAAAGTCGCTCCTAAAATAAGGTGGCGATCTAATGATCACTTAGTTTTACTCCCTCCCAACAAAGAAGCGACATGATATGGAAAGTCCAAGAACCAAACTGCGAACCTCGTTGGTGACCTACGAAACCATTCTTCACCGCATTCAAAATTATACAAAAATATCAGGAAGTATGTTCAAAGAAGAATGCTTTCCCGGTTTGCCTTCTGATTATAATTTTGGCGGTCGAATGAGCGATATGTGTGGGGCAGGTTTAATCGATGCCACTAAATCTCAACACAGAGGCAAGAAATTCTATTTTATAACGGCAAAAGGAAGGAAGCGGCTAAAAGAGAATAAGGATCTTGTCCAACCCCAGCACACGAATTGGGAAAAAATGGCTCCTGAATTTCGTTATCAAGTGGGTGAAACTAAACCGTATGGACCCAGATCAAAGAAAGACATTAAACCGGCTGTTGAGATAACGTATACCGGCGCTGCACAGGCGGCTATTGATGAAGTAGGGACTATCGTCCACACCAACGACGTGGCTAAGAAATTGCTCGTAGAGACGTTCATGCAGTTTGCAAATTATCTAAGCGATGCCGAGCCATTACCCAACGTCTCCACCCAAGTGGGAGCGCTCGCCGAAGTAATTAAGGAAACGGCAGAATTTAGAAAAATCATTTCTTCTATTCATAAGCTAATAGCAAAGGGAGTAAAGTCAGATGAGTAATGCAACCGCAAAGAAAGCCATTATGATGTCGATACAAACTCGTACATTAGGCAACTCTAAACGAGGTCTTAAGGAGCTGGCCAGTGATTTGATTGCTGAGTACGGGGTGAACGCCACCAAAAACATTGCTGAGAATGCTTATCTCTCTAAAGTCACGGTGGACAGGGTGTTAGAATGTGAAGAGCATTACCAGCCCCGTCTCGATACCGTGGAGCGTATCTTGCGGGTGATGGGTTGCCGTTTGAATGCGGATTATATTAGCATCAAAGGAGCGTTCATGCCCCAGCCAAAGGAATGAATAAATGAAAACGATTATTGCGGGTGGTCGTGACGGTCACTTAAACCCCAAGAATATGCAGGTACTTGATTGTCTCGGTATAACCGAAGTGGTGAGCGGTGGCTGTTCAGGGATCGACAGGGATGCAGAAGCGTGGGCACTGTCTCGTCATATACCCTGCAAAATATTTGAAGCCGAATGGAAAAAATACAAGTCGGCGGCTGGACCGCTTCGAAATATAAAGATGGCCGAGTATGCGGATACGGTTGTGCTGTTCCCCGGAGGAAAAGGGACTGACTCGATGTACCGCGAAGCGGTCAAAGCCAAACTAGAGATCTATGATTTCAGGGATTATACGAATAGATTTTAAAATCATTTAATAAAAATAAGGCATGAGTTCCGAAGGTGTGTTATATTTGCTGTGTATACACATTATGTTCACACAAAAAAGGAGTCTGGTGATGGAAGACCTATGGCCAATGATCGACCAAGCGTGGCAAGCTTTTATCCACGGTTTCTGTAAAGTTGAATTTTTATGTTACAACCGGGAGCCTAACTGGTTAGGTCTCGGTCTTTTTATTGGTTTTATTGTATGGCTCGCTGCGTCTTTTGTACGTGAGTACAATGAAATTAGAAGTGCGTTGGCAACGCGAGCACAAGAGAAGAAAGAAAGAAAGGATGAATGAATGAATGCCCTGTTCGATTTTTATAGGCCCACTTAATTAAAGGAATTGATATGCTAATTTTATCGAGACGTATAAGTGAAAATCTCATGATCGGCGATGAAGTTACAGTCACCGTTTTGGGCGTTAAAGGCAACCAAGTACGCTTGGGTATTACCGCACCCAAGCACGTGGCCGTCCATCGAGAGGAAATATACGAAAAGATTCAGAATACAAAAAATGCAAAAAATGGCGCATTTTCCCAAGAGATAGAATCTTCATTTGAATAGGATACACTCGTGAAAAAAAAATGTCCCCTGTTCTCTTCCGACATCGAATGCCAAACGATAGGCGAGCACATTATTTGGATCCTCGCATGGGTGGCGGTGGTAAGCGTTTTAATAACGTTTTTGAAATAATAAAACTTCGCTTATATTTTAATCACGCCCGACGCAATAAAAAAAACTAACAGAATTTGACGCGACTTGTCCTGTAACGTCCTTTACAGGATTTACTTTAAATATTAGAACCCCTCTATTTTTTATCTATTTTTTATGTGACATAATCGCGCCTTTTATACAGAATGGAGGCAGACATGGATCACGGAAAAAAGATAAGGGACTTACCGAAAACAGGATTTATTCGACTAGAGGCGGTGTTAGAACTTATTCCCGTCAGCCGATCCGTTTGGTATAAAGGCGTAAAAGAGGGCCGATTTCCAGAACCGGTGAAAATGAGTGATCGCATAGTGGCGTGGCGAGTGGATGATATTCGTGTCTTAATTAAGGAAATGTCGGATGACCCCAATAATTAGTTGGTGGATCGACTGACTTCGTACCACGCAGTTGAGGATTTCACTAACGTCAGTGTATCTCGTGAGGTAGCCGTAACAAAATTACCCGCTAAATTAATCGATCCTGAATCCGTCCACGTGATAAACTCGGGATCGACAACTGTCCTGAAAACCAGCATTTGCCCCTCATGCCCTCCTACCAAGGAGGTGATCGTATCGGGCACGCCCAGGACTTCAGAAAGAACAAATAAAATATCCACATGTCGCACAGTGTCAGGAATGGTTAAGACACCGGTAGCAATCTGTGCTTGTGGCTGGGTGGTGCCAGTGAAATCCTTAACCACCGAGGGCGATGCAATAACTCTCGCCTCGGCATCTTCATTGGTTCTAATAAAACACCACCCACCAGGCGGAACAATAATATCGTCGCTGGTGGATATGCGCGCTCCGTTTAAAAAAGACAAGGTGGTGATATCGACAGCAGTCGTCACAGTTACATCCACTGTGCCGTTATTAAAGAACAAGTGCCAAAATATACCCAAGTTCGTGTTGATTGTTGCGACCGCTGCCGTTGAACCCGTAAATTCAGTAACCTTGTTATTGGCCCGCGTGCCCAAATTAAACGTCACGGCTGTTTCACCCATGACGGTATAAGAGTCAGGATCGAGATGAACGTCTAAAATGGCATCTATCTGTGCCATCAAATCCTTAAGTGTAAAGCTGTTAAAACCTCCATCAATGAACGGATAGGAGTTAAACGAACCCGGATTGAATAGAACCGCGTCATCGGTGCCCGCCCTCATCGATACCTGCCAGCGAGCGGATGCGTTTTCATAAATTATTTCTAACAGAGTAAAATTCATAGAAGTAACGATTTTATACCGCGAACTATCGATCAGGTACGCGTCACCGGCACTGAATAAAACAGAAGGCGAACCAGTCACGCCGGTTGTCGTATTCTCATCAATTATTCCCGTATCAACGGTCGTGGTATTAGTAATCGCTATCCCTCTAAACCGATTTTCCGTGAAAGTCGCCGTGCTATCTTCTAGTTGTGTGAAAGCACCGCCGTCGTGCGTACCTGTCGCACTGGCAATCGTGCCAACAGAGGCTTGGATAAAGTCCGATCCTTGCGCGAGTAAAGTTAGGACAAGGCTGGGATTAGTGGTGTAAAAACGAACGAACGTCTGGTCATCAGGCTCTAGAGGTAAGGTGATATTGAAAATAAAGGATGAGTTTAAGGAGTAAGAGGTATCTCCCAGCGCGGTAAATGTCCCGGTTGTCGGTACTGTTCGTTGCCCGACCTGTTCATCTGTGAGAGTGGCCACATCGTCTAACGTTCGAATTGTTGCGCCGCTGCTGTCCTTAACAATCATGCGCTTTAGTCCATCATAATAAACGTCACCCGTGAGCCGTCCCGAGGCATCTAATGTGTAGGGGTTCGACTGCGCCACTAACCCGGTTAAGTCGGTAAAAATAGTGGAGATCGTGGTTGTGTTATTGACATTAAACGTTAGCGTTCCGTTACTTAAAACAACCCCGGCGTCGTCAAGGAATTGGGAATAAGGATTGAGTGCTAGACCTGTCATAATGGCTTCTCTAGTGTGTATAAATGTCGAAGGAATGGTTTCAAAATGTGAACAGAGGTGGTAAAGTGCGGGAATGGAATTCTTAATATTTGCTGTTTGTTTGGCTTACTTCGCCCCTGGTGCCGTTGTTCATTGGTTTATGTGGATTAGTATTATTAGTCTGGTTTTGGTGCGTATTTTTGGCACAACCGAGAAAGAGCCTAAGAAAAAAGAACGAGAGCCTTTCTCTAACGTGTAGGGCTGTCGCTGAACGCATTAAATATATCTTCAACCGCTTCGACCTCTCCGGGCTTATCGGGATTAGCGATGACGCCCAATCGAGCAATATGTGCCGGGAGTTTGGCATCGGATAATCGCGTGGATTTCGCCAGCCAATTAACCAATTTAGGTTCTGTCATAACATGGGCGAACGTTTTGTTAGCCGCCGCCGCCCCTACTAATGCTTTTAAAAGCGTGTAATTACCCTGAGAAGCCGCACCTAATGCTGTCCCGAGCGCGGCGGTTTGAGAAAGAGCCGCCGCCGTTTCCGACGGGTTAGCCCCGGCTAGAACATCGGCTTTAAGCGTTGCACCCATTCGAGAAAGACGATTTAAATTATTGCGGTATTTATCCAGTTCAGGGGATCCCGAGAACATCGCTTTTTTTACATCGCCTAACTTGTTCCAATCCGTGACAAACTTAACAAAGGAAAAATCGTCTCCCTCGACGGTGGTCGTTTTCCCAGGAGTCGGTCTTCCTAACTGACGGACAACATTAGCGGCGACCACGTTCCATTCAGCGGGTTTCATGGAGCGCTTAAAGGCATTCACCGTTTGAACCCCTTCACCGCCTCGGGTTACCGCGTCGTAGATTTTAACGAAGTCGCCTTTGTTAATGGTTTTCTGGAGAAAATCACCAATCCGCTCTTGTCCGCCTCGCGTGTAGTTATTCGCTCGGTTAAACATCCCCAGCTTTCCCTGACTCTCAGCGACCGTTTTAATATCGTTAGTGACAGCGCCGTATAATTGGCGTAATTCAGCTTGCGGGATATCGGATGTTAAATCGTTTTGAGCAATGCGCCGTCCCAGCGATGAGCGCAAATCTTTTAATTCGTTATAGCTAACAATGTCATCGCCTTCTTTAGCCAGTTGGTTAATTCGGGCAATCGTGGGATTATTTAATTCTTTGGCTAACGCTCCCTCTCGGATTAAATTATCGAGAGTAGGCCGAGTATTTTTTAATTTTACTTGTTTGTTTTTAAGCGCTGTATCGAGCGGCGACCATAATTCATTGGACTTCAAGTGGAAGCGATCGATAAAACCGCCTTCACCCTTGATCGCTCTTTCAATAGTGCGTCCGGCTTTAGTGGTATCGGCCTTACCCGAGATACGCCCCGCTATTTCATCGCGGCGAAGCTGGAGTTTTTGAGCCGCTGTTTGAATGGATTTTATAAGCGGTGAGCCACCAAAAAATTTACTCGACCGCGTTTGAGCCGCTTGTAAGCCGGGACTGTCAATCGCTTGACCGATATTCGGAACCGCTCGGGCTTCGGCAAAGTCTGCTAGGGTACGTCGCACGCTCACGAGCGCATCCTCACCGCCGCGAACCGCTCGCCGAACGCCTTCAGAACCGGCCACACGCGCCGCCGTAGGAGCCAAGGGAGCCGCAAGAGATCCCACCAGTTCACCCGTCTCACCGCCGTATTCCGCGCCCAATTCGGCACCCGCACCGGCTAGCGCACCGGCCGTAATGTCTTGGCGAGCGGTGGGTCGTCCCAGTTCACGCAGAACACCGGCCTTTACACTTTCACCGCCCCGCTGGATTAATGGTAACTGGGTCGCCGCCGTTCGGAGTCCACCGCCTACACCCGCTCCCAGGGCGGCGGTTTCACCCGCTGTAGCGACGACATCCCGCGCTAACCCTTCTTCCATAAAGCCGCCCTGAGTGGCACCGATTTTCGCCGCTTGTTCGCTAAAGGTCGGTACGCGCTTTTCACTGCCTGACAACTCTAAAATGTTATTCACTTGATCGGCCGTGAAGAAATCGAGTCCGCCGATCACCGTGCGATTAACCCCGGCTGCAAATTCACCGCCGATTTTAGTTAGCGCACCGGGCTCTTCAGCGGTAAGCGCGTCTTGCTGATCCACAGCAACACCGCCAAACTGACTAACCGGTTGTTCTACTGCAATACCGCCGAATTGACTCGCCATTAGGGCTTCCTGAATTGTTGGCCGTTTTCGGTATAAAGAGCGCCCGACGGCAGAGCATCAAACTCCGCTTGTGAAGCTACCGCTGGATTCTTTCCCGCTATTTTCGGAACATCGCGTTCACGAGCAATCGCTTCATCCAAGGTTTCTGCCCCTTCTTTGGTTCCAATATCGATTCCTTGTGATAACAGCATTTTCTTGACTCTTACGCCTCGATTGATTTCATCCTGGAATGCTGCCAAAGAAGCACGGTATTGAGTAGGGCTTTGATCGGTGTTCAATAACGCTTTTTTCAAGCGGTCCAATTCCGCCACGGAGGCCGCTGCACCCGTGATTTCTTGTCGATAGTTATTAAATATTTGATCTACCGTGTTACTCCATCGTGTATGTTGAGTGAGCCGTTTTTTGGCGTCCTCCGTTGATATACCAAAGCGATCGGCTACTTCCGCTGCTTTAGTTAATATACGTCCCTGATGCGTCAATTGATCCGGATCAAAATAATTGGGTGACGCGGGATCATTTAATGATGCTAATCGAACACCTAAATCTTCGAGCTTGATCACGTCTTTTTGCACTTGCGTAGTAACGGGCTTGGTTAAGTCGGCTGTTCCGGATACATCGCCTTGGGAGAACGTGATATTGCCTTCTTTATCAACGGACAGTTTCATTCCTTTGGAGGTAGTAACCTGTTTAACGATTTGTTGATCCCACAGACGGCGCTCTTCACTGCCCTCGGCGGTGGCTTCTCTGGCTTCTAACATTTTCGCTAGCGGTAGGTCAGGCTTTTCACCAAATCGCGTTTTGATTTGTTCGAAACTTTCTGGCGTGAGCGGCTGAAATTTTGACGGGTCAATAATGCCTCTGTTGGCTTCTATTTCGCTGTCTAGAAAGGTTTGTGCTTCCTCCATCGTGTCGAATTTGGCGGCTTCGGTGAGCGCACCAGTGATTATTTCTTTTACTTGAATTTGTTGTTTTTGCTGCGCGGCACGTAGTGCTAATTCGTTCTGCTTTCGCTGTTGGGTCATTTGATCGATTTGCATCAATGCTTGCGGATTAGTCTGCCCCAACCGTTCACGCGCTTGCGGGTCTCCCATATACGCTTGGCCGAACAGTTTCTTTTCTTGTTCTTCTCGTCGTCGAGTATCGCGACGCTCCATAGCGCCCGTGATATTTTGAGCCGATCGCTCAAGAAAGGGTGTATAAAGTTGTTGAGCCATTTAGACGTACCCGCTGTAATCGTAAGCGTTGGAGTAATCGCCAAATCCCGAGGCACCCGAGCCCCCGGATGGTTGAGACGTGGGTTGATTACCAAAATAGGAGCCAAAAGCGCTAGCCGCACCGCCTATATCCGCTCTGGCGGCATTAGAAGCTGCCACGCCTTGTAGTTGGTAATCAGAGGCGATTTGTTGAGCCTGAATGTTCTGTTGTCCTATGGAGGCGGATTGTCCGGTGGCTAAAGCGGCGAGGTTTTGCGTGGCTTGCGGGTTAGATATGTTTTGCAGCATGTTCATGTAGTTAGAGTAGAATTGGCCTTCAATATTCGCCCCGGCGCTTTTAAGTCCTTGAGCACGCGCCCCGCTGTACAACGTACCGGTATTAGCCGCTGTTTGATTGACCCGTGCAAACTCTTCCTCACGCAACCGTGAATAGGCGTCCGTTTGCTGATACGCGGGTGGCCCTTCGTCAACCTGTGCGCCCTCGGGTAGAAAATCTCCCAAGCCCATCTCGTACAATAATTGGTTAGATGCCTGTTGTTCTCGCTGAATAAAAGGATCGAAATACTCTTGGGCCACACCGAATTGTTCGACGTTGAATTGCTCAGAGGCTCGGGCGGCTTCAAGGGTCGCGGCGGCTTCTCGTTCGGCGGCTTCTTTGGAGGCGGTGGCCCCGCCCACGTCCAAGAAATCAACCGGTACGGTTGCTGCATCACTAAAAAATCCCATTTAATTAGGCTCCATTCTGAGAAAAATAGCTACTGGCCAATTGACTGAGCGCGCCGATTTGATCCGCTCTAGCGGCTTGAGTAGCCGCCGTGCCTTGTAAGTTGTAATCGGACGCGAGCCTTTGAGCCGCAATTCCCTGCGCTCCTACGGTGGCTCCCTGTCCGACAGCCAAAGCGCCGATGTTCTGTGAGACTTGAGGGCTCGCTAAGTTCTGCAACTGGTTAAGGTAGTTAGTGTAAAACTGGCCTTCGATACTGGGATCGACCTGACTAAGCGCTTCACCTCGCGCACCGCCGTATAAATCCCCCACATTGGTGGCTCCTTGACTAACGGCGGAGCTTCCTGCCTGTTGAAGCTGTTGGTAACCCGGTCCTTGTTGATAAGCCCCTCCCTCAATCGGTGCAATGTTCGGGTAACGAGACTGGCCCTCCGGCTCGACGTAGGGGGCCATTCCCAATTCATAGAGTAATTGATTCGAGGTTTGAACCTCTCGCTGAACATAGGGGTCAACCAAGCCTTGAGCCAGCGCCAGTCGTTCCCGCGTGAATTCCTGGGAACGTTCCCCGGCCGCTAGAGATGCTGCCGAGGATCTTTCCGCAATGTCTTCGGATGCCTGTCGACTGCGCTCGCCTTCAACTATATTTATTCCACCGCCTATGGCTGCTGGCATATTCTAACCTCTTCGCCTATTTCAAAACGCAAATCACCCGCTTGAACCAAAAGGGGGTTGGTTTTTAAAATTACTAACGGTTCGTAACCGTTCATCAAC